GACATTGCCGTAATTAAATCTCCATTTTGTCCAGCAAGAAAAATACCAATTTTACCAATACCAGGAAGTGTACCTGATAATGTGGCATTTACTTCTTGTAAACGTTTTTGATTTTCTATATATATATAGGCTCATTAAATATTTTTATTCTTGAATAGTATTTCGCCTTCTGGCAGTGGCGAATTTGGGTACTCTGTCCAAAACATTGGCTCAAATCCTAGCTCGGACATAGTTTCAATGTCCTCTTCATAACTTGGTTGTTCATTGTAAAACGGTTGATCGCAACTAAATGATAGTTCCACTTGTACATATTTTGTAAATGGAAGAAATGATCGTAAGCTTTTAATTGCTGCTACGTCTTTTCCCTGACAATCGCACTTAGCATATTGAATGATTGTTGCGGGACTAACGTGCTGGAGTAAAACTGACTCAAGCGTTTGAACTTGCACTGTTTTAGTGCTAAGTACATTTCTCATGCTTAGATGATCTGATTTTGACAACAATGAATTACACCCTGGTTCATCAAACAGATGAAATGTCATAGTTGTTGGTTCGTTAACATCATCTAAAGCCACTTCGTGATAATAATCAACGTGATGCTGCATTGTATTATAATTGATTGGATCAATCCCAATTCTCTTTGTGTGTTTTGGAATAAGAAAATTTACATGAGAAATCCAATCCCCTGTTTTACACCCAGCATCAATAATAACTGACCCTGGCGGAGCGGCATTGATAAGCTGATATTTTTCCAAATACCAATCATAACCAATAAGCAGTTCTTCTGCTGGCAAACTCCAACTCATCCCTTCCGTATTGTTTTTAACAGTCCTTGGAGAAGTATAAAGTTTATGTTCAATATTTGCTAAAAGATCTGGGGTTCTTGTAACTTTTCTTGTTGTCATTAATTCCTTTCTATAATTATGGTATAGTCACTACCGCACCCTATATCGCGTTGTGGTTCTACTTTGTTACATATATCATCTTCTCCAGACATATAAGTTTGATGCTGTTCAACGTGGAACCAGCTAGTAACTTCAAGCCCGGTTCCATTTAAACAATTGTCAAGGAAATCTAAAACATTTAATTCGTAACACGGCCCATGCATCTCTACATACATTATGTTTATGTTACTGTTTTTTACTATTTCCGGAAGTACTATATATTCGTGTCTTTCTATATCCATCTTTATAATATTTGGATTGGCGCAAATATCTTCAAGTCTTTTAGTTTCAACCTTTGTAGTTCCCTCATAATTCCACTGTTTCCAATTAAATGGGTCTAAAGATCCGTTTAACCTTCCGTCTGTCATAAAGTGATGGAATCCAAATTCTTTAAATCCAGAAGTTAAATCTAGAGCACATTTAAAAACTGACCAATTATTTTTAAGATTATTAGTTTCAATATAATTATTAATGCGATCACAATTATTTTCTTGCGGCTCTACTAGAGTAATTTTTCCATCAGGATATATTTCAAATAATTTCATAGCCTCTATTCCTATATTTGCTCCAACGTCAACTATATTTGGGGCTACTAAGTTATGGTTGTATTTTAAATATGATTTGTTGTATATATTCATTTTTCCTCAGTAAATTTGTCATTAGGAATTGATGGTGTTTTTATAATAATAAGATTTGTATCTTCTATAAAACTTACATCCGATATATCGTTTTTTTCATAAATAAATATATCACCGCTACTAAGTATTTGATTAGACGCAATTAGTTTTCCTGATAATATGTAGTTATATTCAGTAGACGCCTTATGCGTATGTGGAGTGCCTTTAAATCCTTTTTTATAAAAGTGATGAGCCGCTTCAAACTCTTCAGTTTTCAATAAAGATGGAGTAAAATTTCCTATAAACCACCCACCAGTAAATTTACTAATGTTTGAGACGATCATTTATATATCTTTTTTGCAGTCTGTTTTGGTGTCTTCCTCCTTCAAATTTTTCTACCATCAATATTTGTATTATTTCTCTTATAGCATTTTCTGTTGTGTTTTCGGCCGCAACAGCGAAAAAATTAGCAGCATTATGTCTTATGCCAAGAGAGGCAGCCTGCGGAGTTGTTATTAAGGCGCCTCTAATATCCTTGTGTTTATTAGCGCATATGTTAACACCTTGACCAGACCTACAGAACCCTAAAACTATAGCTCCTGGAAAATATTTTTTTGTTTCCACTGCTTGTGACACATAATCGTCATAATCACAATCATCAGCAGAATAGCATCCACAATCCATATAGTTAATATTTAATTCTTCAATTATTTTTTTAGCAGATTCTTTTAGCTCAAACCCAGAGTGATCTGAACACAATATAAAAGAGCGCTGCAAAAAATATGGGAAAATAACATTCTTAAAAAAAGTCATTTCATCCGGGGTTCCCATTATATACATTAACGGAACCTGTTTTATTCTAACAACTCCGCCTTTTGCTATAAGCATATTGTATAGTGGGCAGATATAATGCTCATCTTTCGCATTGGCTAAACGGGTATTAACTGCAATCTCGGCAAGTTGCAAAAACGTTCTTCCGGTTTTAAAACAATAAACACCAACAGAAGCGTTGTCACTAATGACTATTTTTTCTGCGGTTTTTGTTACTACGTTATTTTCGTCATGCTGAACATAACTATAATTTGTGGAATTTGCTTTAAATGTCAAAATTAGTCCGTCATCTTTAAATATTTCGTCAGTTGGCACAAATTTTGGTTCAAAGTATATATCTGGACAAAATACAATTAAAGGAATATCGTTATTAATAATATCTTTAGCTAAATAGCAACTTGAGACAGATCCGTCTGTATCTTCCTCTGAAATAACTATAGTTATATCTTTTCCGTATTTGCTCTGTAATACCTTGTCAATTGCGTAGTTACAAATATGATCTCTTCTAACGACAAATATTAAGTTACAGTTCGTTATATCTATTGACCCTAATGAATAATCTATTATGTGCCTATCTCCTGCCAAAATTAATGGCTTTGGTACTGTGTAACCGCCATTAATCATTCTTTGGCCTTTCCCAGCTAGCGGCACCAATAAATTATACCTTTTCATATGTTGATATGAATTTAGTAGCAGACTCGTGTGCCCATAAGGCAGCATTTATAGCATTTTCATTATTTTTTAGCTGATAATAGATAAACCCAGCACAATATGCATCACCAGCGCCAAGAACATTGATGTTTTCAATAGTTAAATGTAGCCCGGGTACTTCGATATATGATTCGCTATTTATAATTATTGTTTTAAGTTTTGTGTGGTAAATAAGTGTTTTAAGTCTATATTTTTCTATAAAATCAAAACCAGAACTAATAGATATTTTTTTACCAATTAGCCATTCAGCTTCCGTTTCTGATATAAATAAATAGTCTAAATATGACAATTGCTGTAAGGTGGTCTCTATAACATCAGTTGGCGGATTAGAAAGGCAAAGGTCGGCAGAAATGATAGTAGAATTTTTGCGAATTTCTTTTATGTCAAATGGTGCCAAGGTATCTAGATATGAGATGTGTGTCCATTTTGTTTTTTTACAAGAAGGGGTAATTGCATCTTGCCCGCAGCCCCAACTAACAAAGCTGGTACGTTCTTTTGATTTCAAATTACTTAAAATTAAAGCCCTGCTTGTTGGCAAAAGGGACTTTTTAGCATTTGTATCAATCTTTTTTGATTCAAAGTATTTTATAATTTTGTTGCCGTCTGAATCGTTACCAATAACAGTCTCCGCCAGTATTTTCAGGTTGCTGCCATCAAGTGCTTTGACAATATTGCCTATCCCACCTATAGCTGTCTTATAACTTTCAAAGGTATTGGAGGTGCCTTCTTTTGCCCATGTTGACGTGCAATAAATGTCGTCCACAATAGCATTGCCAAGTATGGTTAGGTCATATTCATCTTGGATTGACATCTGGCGAATCTTTTGGGAAAACATATGGAATTTTTTCTTCAAACAAGTCATATAACCCGGCAATAACCCCATTACCAGCAGTAACATTAATTATTGCTGATGCTGTACGCCGTACTGCCGCTGGAGAATTTTGGGGGCAAAATGACAGATTAACAGAATTCATTATTGAAATATCATAATAATCATCACCGATATATGCTGTGCTATTTGCTTTGTAGTGTTTTTTTATTTCTGTAAGCATATCTGCCTTATCTACTCCTGGTTCATTATGATAAAAATCAATTTTTCTTGTTTTTGCCATTGCTTCGTTTATTGTTTTGTCGCCAGATAAAAAACAAACATTTACGCCCGCCGCCATAAACCTTTTAATTGCCGTAAAATCTAGATCTGAGTAGCGTTTGCCGAATATTTTACCTTCTTTGTCATACATTTTCGTTCCATCGGTCATAACTCCATCTATATCTATAATTAACAAGTCAAATGGAAGTTTATGTTGCGATATATTTTGCGGAACAGCCTGTGGATTGCAAACATCCCAGTCGGTACTATTACGCTGTACATAGTCTGAACAAATTGCAAAAGGAGGATTTAATCTATCCCAATCGCTACAGTTTAATTGTACAATAATAGTTTTTTCATTCCGTGTTGTTGCTTTTGAATGTGCCCAAATATACCCTCTTGATGTTAACACAAACTCTTCATCTGTTTGAAAGAAACAATTTACGTCATTGTGTTTTATCAAATCAAAATATGCCTTTGAATTTTTACAATGAACCCATAGTCTTTGATTTCTTAAAAAATACTTATCTATTTTATAGTGCGGCATATCGTGCCCAAGGTAAAATCCATCAGACATTAACCAAACGTCAACCTCTACATCATAGCCGGCGGCCAGAGCATTCTGAATATATTCAGGTTTATTTTCATATTGTGTATTTGGCCCGTTTATATTACCTCTGTGACAAATAAACTTCATTATTATTTCCTTTCTTTATATAGCGTTTTTTTTATGTCAATTCCTGTAGAGTATGTTACCAAAGTTGCATTAATATTTAATTCATTCATAACTTCATCTATCGGTGTATTTACGTTGGTGTTTTTATATCTGTACGGATAAGCGTCGTATCCAGAATTTCTGATTTTTATATTATTTTCTTTATAAATACGAAACAAATGATATTCTGGAGCAAGTGTTATTTCTGACATATAATCTATTTTGCCACACATTTGACAAACGTTGTGCTCGCCATAGTACCTACATTTATCACAAATAAAAACTAAGCCTTCGTGTAAATAGTTGCCAAGCCTATCATAAAGAGAAAGGCAATAATCCATAGGCCGCGGTCGGCCAAAAGCATGCCAATCATAAATAATTGGAGAATGATTGCCGGCAACATAAATATCATTATTTACATAATCATATTCATGAAATTTAAGTTCGCCATAGTTTGGAGCAGATATATCGGGACGCCATTTTACAAGTAGCTCATATTTAAAATTATTTTCTTGTTCATATGTCTTAATCATTTCGTAACACAATTTAAGTTTCCTAAATTGGTGTATTAAAAGCTCAGGACTACTGCCTTTTACGTTTGCGTCGTTTAAAATTTTAAATTTTGGGTCTGTAGTTGCGTCAAACGGATCTTCTACATTAATTGCCTTTATATTTGGGCCAAGAGCATTAATTTCTTCATTTATAATATGTCTAGCTTGGTCATTTGAAATGAAATCTACTTTGTGGTATAAACGATAAGCATTGTCGTTAAGAATTTCAATACGACGATCAGTTGCGTAATATTGCACACCGTTGTGATAAAAGTCATTAGTGTCAGTGAATATAAATACGTCGGCATTATTTGGTATAACGATGTTTTTCATAAAAGAATCACACAGTCTACCGGCAGATTCTCGTAACGGCATAAAAAATGTTCTAAGATTGCCGTGCAAAATAATTGCCGTCTTCACAGTTGGCCAGTTAAATCAATAAGAGTTTTAGTCAAGAATTTGTTTGAACAGTTTAGAAACCAAGAAACATTGTTTGAGTATTTAGTTTCGTCCATATAAAATTTTGAAGGATCCGCATCAAGCTCAACAAGCCTCTGGACATCTAGCGCACAAGCTAACGCGGCCGGAGCTGATTGATTTCCTATAAACGCTTTACACGACCCTATAGCAGATGCCATCTCGGTTATAGTAGATACGTGATGTAGTTTAATTTTTGCGCTTTTAAATTGAAATTTATCCCACTCGTCAGAATTTGATGTTAAGAACAAAATGTCATCATTTAAATTGTTTAATATTTTAGCCCACGGAAATTCAGGGTTATGACGATGAGTAGATTTATGTATTAAAATTTTGCCAGATACTGTTTCGTTTGGTTTGTCGTTAAGCCATTTATAATCAGGCGGAATAGAAAATCCGTAACACTCAGATAAAACATCTGACCAACAATTTTCATATCCAGCATCTGTATGCCTGAGAATTCTTCTCCAGTCATTTAGGTTTATAAAAGACTCTTTAAATTCACTCATTTTACAAATGTTAAAAGAATTTATATATGGTTGAGACATGATTAGATCATTTAAGTCGTCATGTGTTCTTTGTAAGCCAAACTTCCAAACATCACCGTCCCCATCTGATAAGTAAAGGTTTGCTTTGTCCGCTTTTTGTTCACATATATTTTTAACAGCATACAATGAATGAATGAAGTCACCCATCATACCTCCGGCTATAAAATTTATCATTATTTACCTAACGTGGCTACAGTGTAAGTTTCCTATTTTTGAATATTTTATATTGTGCATTTTACACATTTCATAGACAATTGTTTCTCCGCAAAATATTCCGTCTTTTTTATCTTTCATTTCGTGTATGAAGTCTATGAAGTTAAAATTACTACAATAAGTGTTCATTATGGAGTTGGAAGCAAAAGCAAACCTATCATCAATCATTTCTGCCGGCAAATCTCTATTTGATAGGTGAATAATATTTTTATCATAATTTTCACAAATGATAGGTATGCTATAATTTATATCAAACCTCGCCCTAATACAATAATCATAAACTAAATTATTCTCAAGTCTGTGTTGTTCCTTTATTATATTAGATTGTTGTACGCTATACCAAGCGCTATAGAAAGTTTCAACAAAACTATTTCTTACATACGGCTTTGCGTATGAAGCCATCATCCTATCCATATTGAGATTAGTATTATTAAATGATAACCCTTTTTCCATTACGATTTTTTTTGGTTTGTATAGGTTTAATATTGTTGAGTCTAACCCTGGATTAATGTCGGTATCTAACCATGTATGAATAAATACATCTGGTTTATTTGGCTCAATAATATTTTTTAATATATTATCATATGATATTTCAACGTGTCTTGCTAGTCCAGATATAAGAAGGCAAGAGGTCATTCATTGGCCTTATTGTTTAGTATTACAAGTAGTGAATTAATACGTTCATCATTGCGATCTGCCTTATTCCAATTGGATGAGCTTCTAAAATGCATAAAGCAAAACAAAGGATCTGACTCTTTATTATATATTACATCGTAAGATGTTTTATACCAATTAAAAGTATCATTTACAACTTCTTTCTTATTGAAAAATACGCAATTGTCAAGGCCATACTTATCAATTATCTGATATAAATTTCCTCCGGTATCTAATCCAAAGTTATAATTTACAGAAAAATCAACTAAGTTTTTTTCTATTATTTTTTGATTAAACATTACACATCCGGGCCAAAAATAATACTTATCGGGCGGCCTAATCAGTCCAACCCCGCCAATAATTTTATCATTTAAAATATCTTTTACAGAAAAGTTTTTTATAGGAAAATTATCGTGATCTAAAAAGAATATGTAATCATATAGGTCTTTTAGTGCTTTATATGAATAATTACAGGCAGCAGCGTGACTTTGGCTAAAATCTTCTCCAAAACTTGTTTTAAAATAGCGTAACCCCAAATTATCAGCATGTGTTTTTATAAGACTAGCTTCCGTAGTATTGTTACTATTATCTGTAATTATAATATCAAAATTATTATCAGTGCAAAATCGTTTTATAAACTCAACTTGTATTGAGATAAGGCTTGAAATATTAAATACAACTATTGCTATTGCTACTTTTGACATTATAATCTTTCCAGAATAAAATTAAGTCTGTTTATGTATGTATGATTGTTTTGTACATATTTCATTTGTTCAATTAAAATGGATTTATTATAATCATTTTTTTCTAATTTAAACAAACTATCAATCATATTTTTTGGATCATCATAAATTAATCCTTGAATATGCTTGTTAAAAATATTATATACCGCAGCGCAGTTTGTGAGCCCATAGTGCCCATAACTAATATTTTTGAAAAATCTACAAGAGATGTACCCTGCATCAATTTGATCTTTGCTCTGTATTGCGGGAGCCGCGGTAGCTTGACGCATTAGGGTTATAGCCTCTTCGTTTTTAATATATTCTTTCGAGTAAAGACCACGATAGTCAAATATAATTCCATTTAATGAGCAAGTTTCTCTAAATATATCTATTTCTTTTTTATTATTGTTCCATCCAGAGCTTACTACTGTTCCGAAAAAATAAGCTTCCATTTTTCTTTTCTTTAACGCCAAATCAAAATCAAATTCGTGCGGCAAAAGATCTGTTGCCCAAGGTTGTATTAGTATGTTGCCATTTACATAACTATAATCATTTACTTTCTCAGCGTTTTTAATGGAACAATAACCAAATGTATCAATAATAATATCTGGCTCATAAAAACGATTAAATTTTAATGGCCGCCCAGTACTATATAAAATTTCACCGGTTGTAGATGATATGTATTCTGTACCTATATTGTGCGATATGTATTTGCTGGTTTTTGAAATTGGTATATTTTTCTCTACTTGGCATTCTGTAATGAATAACGAATTATTAAAATCAATGCCAGAAACATCATCGTCATCATTCAACCAATATGTATCATAGCCAAGATGTTTTAAGGCTTTATAAAACCCTAAGTGAATATACGAATGACTATGTGTATTTTCTTTATGCCCCCAAATAATAGCTTTAGAAAATTTCATTATAAAATATCCTTCAAGGCTATATGTAAAACGCTTTCTTTTTCACTAAAATCATTCCAAGTTATTTTTTTTACCTTTGGGTTTGATAAAACAAAACTTTCAAATTTATTAATAGCGTATACATTATGGAACAAATCTTCCTCTTCCCAATAATTAATTTGATCTTCTCCGGCACTTATCCATGGTTTATTTTTTAATGACTCTGGTAATTCATCTCCGCATAATGGAAGTGAACCAGGCTTCAAAAACCAAACTATAATAATCTCTTTTGTCCCAATTCTAATAAATTCGCTTATTGCTTTTTCATAATACGGAAGGTGCTCTATTACCTCTCTGCTAAATACGCAATCATATGAATTGCTTTCAATTGGAAGTTCACCGTCAAGGTCGGCATCAATCATGCTAATGCCTTGTGTAGTATTAAAATTAATAAAATATTTACAACTATCAACTCCGGTATATTTTATAGCATAATCATCGTATTTATACCCATAATATTCTGTAGCGAAGCCACATCCGCAATCTAAGATGCTTTTATAGTTATTATTTTTAACGTGATTTCTACAATAAACTTTGTTTAAATTATTAAAGTCTTTAACCCAGCTAAAGAATGTTTCTAGGTTGTTTTCTACGTTTTTATTCCACCAATCTGTCATCTTGTCCTCAAATTGTTTAAATTGTATATTAACGACATTCCCGGCCCGCCAATATTCATAGTAACCAATTTATAATCATTGTAATTTTTTAACGTATCTTTTACTGCGTTAAATGGCCCAACATAATACCCAGAGTTCTCAGATTGATAAAACGTATCATGAGCTAATATCACCGCAGTTTTAACATTTGATAAAATTGTAGTAATCTCATGTTTTACAGCGTCATAATGATGATTTCTATCGACAAAAAACAAAATATTTCTGTTTATATTATTGTTTTTAATAATTTCTAGCGAACACGTTAATCCATCTCCTTTGTGTAGATGAATTTTGTCGATGCCTTTTATAAAAGATCCGACAACATTAGGATCGTGCTCTGAGTGAACTACATCATCCGGCAAATCAATAGAATGAATTTCTGAATCTAAACCAAATCCCTCTACAATTTCGTAAAAAATTTTAGCAGAAATTCCAATATTAGTGCCCCATTCTAATATTAATTGCGGTTTAAATCTACAAACTACCGCCGTCATCAACATAAGCTCATCTAGTGGGTAGGTTCTAGTTAAGGGCAACTTTTCAATAACAAAGTTAGAAATAATTGATTTATCAACTTCGAACTCAGTGCCTATATTTTTGGAAGGATCTGGATAAATCATATAAGCATCCAATCTGTTGGTATAAGATCCCTAGTATCGTTATAAGATAATTTATGCCCAAACCAATTTTTAGGAGCTATTACTTTTTTGTTTGGGTTTCTGTTTAAATATGCCGCCCACCAAGAAAAACTGCTATTTGCTATGATTTGGTTTTCACACCTTAGCAACATATTAAAGTCTTGTATAACATCTCCGCCTGACTCGACAACATCTATCCCTTTAAATCTGTTTCTGCACCAAGCAGGATCGTCAGAAAATATCAAATAATTACCCGGCCCAATAATTTCCATTGCTTGCTCGTAATAATTTGTGGCAGCCAAATCTATATAGTACGAATTACCTAAATTAATATAATCTCCACGCCTCACATGAATTGCCGTATTATTTATTGGCGACATATTTTTCATCGTAAACACATCTGAAATATAATGCTTACAATGCTCGAAATATTTGTAACTTTGATAATATCCCTCCAGGTTCAAGTTTTGGCTATATGGTATTTCGTTGTACGTAAATGATTTTTCCACATATGTATTATCATATTTAATGTTGTTCTCTGCGATAAAGCTCCCTGATGGAAAGTTAAAACTTTCAGAATATTGCCAATAAGGAAAGATGTAGCTATCACTGTGCTTTACTGCCAGGCCAATAGCTGCGCACATTTCGAAAATAGCGTTGCCCAAGCGGCCATTTTTACCAAGATCTTTATAGGTTACTGGCATTTGTTTTCTTATGGCGAGTTCTTCTGACTCCATCAATAACATTTTGCTTAGAACTTAATGGCCTTAAGTTAGACAAGGCCCAACATTTTTGAAAATTACTATCCGCGTTATGCGACATTTCGGCATATGGCAGATCTGACTGCGGAATAATATGATCTAATTGCCAAGTCCAAGTAGAAGGATCATTATCATTCCAAGTTTTTTTATTATATTTTCCTCTGTTTTCCCAGGTCATCCACGGCTCAAATAATGACGTTATATAAGATATTAAAACCCCAGTTGTGTAACATAAATATATCGTTATTGATTCGTCAAACTTAGATCCTAAATTCTTTTTTAGGCCCTTACTAATTTTAGAAGATACATCATGTCTTAGTTTATAAATCAAATTTTCTTTGTATTTTATTTTATGATACTCTCTTTTGTATTCATTTATTTTGTCTATATTTTTAGGTCTGTATATTTTTACATTATTTAATACAGTAACTTTGTTTTCTAAATAATATTTTTGTTTGTTTTTTGATATTTCTTTTGAATTATCCTCTCTGTATTTTTTATTATAAATTGCAATTTTTTCTTTATTGTTTTCGTATCTTTGTTTTGCTTTTTTATTTTCTATTTCTTTGTTTTTTTGATGATTATCGCCTCTTCTTTTACATACACAAATAATACATTCCGCGCGCCATTTATTAGAATCTTTGCGCCAATAAAAATTGTCTTTGCTGGCCTCTTTTTCTAAACCACATTTTCCTATACATTTTATTAATTTTATCATGATCTTATCTCTTTGTGGTCTTTTTCTAACAATAAAATTATAGGCAGCATATCAGCTAAATAACGCATCTTAGGCTGCTCTTTTATAAAGTGCTCCGCGTTCTGAGGGTAATGGTACTGAGGCGATAATTCTATTGTTGGCGGGGTTTCGGAAAAATATGTGTTTAAAGCTGTTTCGTCATGATAAATTGGTATAATGTTATTTTTTAAATCTTCTTCTATCTTCTCATAACACCATTTTGCTAGCTGTAAGTAGTTTTCTTTTTTTCCTCCTTGATAACCGCCGCCATAGTAATGTTTGTAATTATTTAGAGGTCTGCAAAATACTGATTTGGTATTGTTTTCAAAAGTTCCGCCTCCACTATAGTATCCACAATGCCTTACCCCCACAAGATCTCCTAGCGCCTCAGAAGAAACGGCGTTCATAAACAAACAATCTATATCTACATAATAAAGATAATCCATACCATCAAATTTATCACTATTATTAGTAAAATGTTTAAATCTATCCATGGTTGCGTATGGAAACGGAACATGATCAATATGGATTTGCGTTACATTTCGATGAGTGCCCAAATCATGTTCCTTGTCAGAAAATAAAAAGTAAGATACCTCAAAATCATCAGTATTAAAAAAGTATCTATCTGCTGATGATATTAGTGGGTCTATAAATGAGTGATATTTTCCGGTAGATATTAACAATAAACCAATTTTTGTTTTGTTTGGATTTTTATCGCTAGAAATATTTATCGTATTATATTTTTGTTTGTTTCTTATTGATTTGTCAAGTTGCGCCTGTAATCTTCTATCAACTTTGTGATCGTTTAATGGATTGTCTAAATTATAAATATATAATATGTCGTTCATAAATCTTGAGTGTTGACCCGCCATTTCAAGCATAGGGAACATCATAGCAAAATCCCAAGTCATACTATAGAACCTTCCATCGGCCATCAAATCATCTCTATTGATTTTTTTAAATAACCAAGCATAAAATGTTCTTAAATGAGAAGAACACCATGCATAACCCCTAAATCCATTTTTATCAATAATATTATTTGGTATTTGTTGGCAAGTTCCTATCGTCCTATCGTTACTGTTTTCGTACTGCCCATATGTCATCCATACGTCGCCGCTATTATACGCCTGGTTAAGGTAATTAAGAACGTGATTATGTGCTAACCAGTCATCTCCGTCTAAAGTCAAAACAATCTCATCGTCCGCACAACTGTGAATTGCGTTATATAAATTTTCTAATGCACCAACTCTAGTTAGGTTTTTTACTAGATTTGTTCTTATATTACCTCCAGTACGATCAATTGTTGCTTTAGCAGTCTCGAATGTGCTGTCGGAAGAACAGTCATCTATATATATTACTCTGTAGTTTTTGTAGCTTTGGCTTAGTGCTGACTCTAAATTTTTAACAACATACCCCTCATTATTATAGCTAGGAATAATAATCACGAACTTTCTATCTTTCCCTGGTCGCAAATCTATTTCATTCCTTAATTTTACAGGAGCTAGTTTGTTTGATATTATTGTGCTTTTAATTGAATTATCGTCATATACTGGGCTTTGATACGGCGGCGGTCTGTATTTTATAGGTAGTTTGTAATTTTGATCTGCTATTAATATGACTTTGGAAATTGCAACTTCGCCAGTAGATGAATCAGGTCGGGCTATTACCAGTTTAAACATACCGTCTTCTGGAATGTTTGAGCTACTAACCCTTAAGTTAATTGCCCTATGAACCTCTGAACAAAAAGCGAAAGCCGGCTCTACACCCTGCGCTGACTGAATGTACGCAGTTAATTTTCCATTTCCTATTGTTTTACTTGCCTCAATTATCACTATATAATTAGAGTTTGGGTGTATCTCTTGTATTGGTATGGTTATTTTGCCGTTAACTCCCAATATAATACTTTTGCCGTTAAATTTAGAATCTTTAATTGCGTTAAGCCGAAACAAATGGCTAGGGGCGGCTTCATACAACACATTATATATTGGCAATGAATCTGAGCTTTGTTCGTTTGTCATTGATGTAATTACTTTGTACGCTATGGGTTGTAATGTAATAGGCGCTGGGGGCATCTCCGATAGCTGATATAAAACTGGAACATTTTGCCTTTCGCTATTTATTTGTAATTCTGTTATTTCGCAAGTGCCAAGAAATTTAACATTTCCATCACTTAGTTTAAACATATTTGGAGGATTAGTTGATACCTGTGCAATGTTATCCGCCTCAACAAGAGCACCCTCTGAAGCATATAGACGACCGTCAACAATACGAATACATTTATATGATTTGCATCTGTTTAATGTATTTTTCCATTCTGACACTTTCGATTCTCCATTAGTTCCAGATGTATACAAGTCTATGCTTAAAATTTCTATTATTCCTAAACTATTTTGAGTCCTTTTGATTATTAATTTTTTGCTACTATCTAGTTGTATTTGTAAATTTTGGCGGGATTTACTTAATATGCTCGTTTCTTTATCATTTATAATAGACTGGCCGTTTCCAGATTTGCGCCGAACATATACATTACATATATCAGCTGTATTAAAAACGCTAAAATCTAATTCTAAAGCTCCAAATTTAGCGTCTAGTTCATATGTTTGCCCAAATTTACACGCACGAGAGGCTGTAACATAACTTTTAAGCTCTGATATGGATATATTTCTGACAAGATCCAATTATTCCTCTTTGAATGGAATGTATATTGGTTTTGTTCTGTTGTAATAAGCAGCACAATTAGCGTTAAAGTCTTTTAGAAATTTATCATGGGTTTCCGTTTTCCACTTCCTGTATTCTCCTTTGTCATTTTCTCCAGAGCCAATGTGATTACCGTTTTCTTTTAAATAACATAATTGAAGCTTTATTGCTCTAAGCCTAAGACCATAGTCCGCATCTTCAAGCCCATAATGGCCATAAGACGTATTAAAAAAACCGATCAGTTTATGTATTTTTTTATTGAAGCACATGCAGGCGGTTCCCAAATTACCCTGAGATTTATTCTGGAACTCTACTCCGTTTTTTGTTACCAATGGATATTTAGTATCTTCAAAATTTACTCCACACGCAGCATATGTAGGATTATTTTCTAGGACATCAATGCATTCACTCAACCATCCATTCGGCAAAATAACGTCGTTGTCTAAAGTGACTAACCATTCTCCATCTAGTTTGTTAGCCTCCACCAGCCCTTGATTTCTACCAACAGCAATACCTTTATTTTCAGAATTATACCTTATTACAGTTTGTTTTAAATATTTACACTCTAGTTTTAAACTTTCTAAATATTCCTTGGTGCCATCGGACGAAGCATTATCTATAACAATTAAATTAAAAGGATAATCTGTTGTTTCGCACAAAGAATCAAATGTTTGCTTGGTCAATGGTAATCTGTTGTACGTTACACACATTATGTTAGCAGTCATTAAACTAATCCTTCTATTGCTGTATATACTTCCATTGGGTTTAAATCATTAGATCCGATTATTTGGCACTCTGACTCTAAAACCTCGGCATTTTTATATACGTTAAATGCGCTCTTTTTTAGTTTGCGCAAATTATTAAAAACTACATTTGATTTAGATGCCCATAATGAAACTAATAAATAGTCAATATCCTGCGATAATATCATCCAAGATTTTTCTAATAACGGAAATATTATAGGTAATTTAACCGGGGCAATAAATATACCGGCTTTATAGGGCAAAACAATATTATTATCAGAGCACACAACTATATTAATATCAAAACGTTTTATTATAGCCGCAAAATTAAGAACATCATCCCATCCCCAATTTAAACAATCTATATTATGATTTGAATATTTTGTGTGGTTTAATATTATAAAGATAAATTTCTGATTATCATAAAATTTATTTGTATCCGCCCATTTTTTATATTCAACATAATCAAAGTAATTAAATTTCGGTTTGTATTCAGATTTATATTCTAACATCAAATTATCAAATATTTGCTTTACAACGGGCTCTGTGCGTTCATAATCATTTCTTAAATAATAACTTTGCATAATCAAATAATTATTCAGACAATTAAAATACGCCAAATTATCATTACCTAAAAATAAAGGCACCGGATATTTATGAGCTATATCTGGCACTTCTTTATATTTGGATATGGCGTTGGCTTTTATTAATGGCTCAAATTCTTTATTTCCAGCCCAATATATATTGTTAGACTCTATTTTATTTATCGCGGCAACAAAATATAAAGAGAAAAATGATTCTAATAATCCTCCGTGAGATAAAATAACAATATCACGATCTTTTAGCGTATCTTTCCATGTATCTGTAGTAATTTCTGGGACAACGTATTTATTATTTTTTATCTTCCAAGGTATTCCGGGAGAAAATGGAAAATATTTTGTGCTATACTTTGATTTCATTATATCCAGAATCTTTTAAATATAAATCATGATCAATTTTGTATTTTGGCTTGCCATTCTCCCACCACTTAGATTTAAAATGATTAACATTGTGCTGCATGAACATTTTATTGACAGGATTCTTTTTTAGAGACGCTGATTCTTCGTGGTATATTTTTGTCTCTCCGCAATATGCTATTTTCTCTGTTTGCCCTATTTTTAAGCACAAATCAACGTCCTCAAATGACCACATGAATTCTTCATCAAACCCGCCAACCCTTTTAAAACTTGATGCTTTAACTAAACACACCGCCGCCGTTACTGCTTGAAAATATCTATTCTTTTCTGCCGCCTTATCTGATTCTTCTCCCGCCCTATAATGCCAAGCTAGATTGCCGTACTTAGAAGAAAAAATTGTTCCTCCGAATTGAATTTTGTTTGTGCCAGCATATAAAAGCCTAGCCCCAACAACCGCCGCATTGGGTTTGCTCATTAACTGAATCATTTTAGATAAAGATTCCATATCGCCAAACTCAACATCATTATTAAGAAGCAATATTAAATCATCATCTGCTGGAGCCACTTTATCAAACAAAAAATTCATGCCGGCAGAAAATGAATGTCGATTGTGTCCTATATCATATGTTTTAATCCAATTTCGCCCCCAACCATTAACCACCTTAATCGTATCATCAGAAGATCCGTTATCTCTTATGTGCCAGGTATACTGTATGTTTTTAGGCAAATAAGAACAATTGTCAGACACTCCTCCGTAAAGAGTTTTTAATTTATCCAACCCATTCCACGAAAGCGTTAATATACTAAGGTTCATCTATGCTCTGTTATGTTTTTAAAGGCCTTATATCCGACAATACATGACGAAATTATCCCACTAAACAAAATTGATGATATTGTAGTCGCAGTGTCAAAATTAAAAATATATGATATACAAAACATAGCAGACATTATTAAATACGGAATAGTGCTGCAACTTAATATATTTAATGCGTCTATTATTTCTTGGGTACTCGGGTTTTCCATTTTTCTATAAATTTCCTTTTGGCAGGCATATACAATGATAATGTGTTTAGCTTTTTACTAGTAGTCTTTCCAAAATGAACAACAGGTATTTTTACTATCTCTAATGGTATGTTTAATTCGGCTGCCCTTAAAGAAAGGTCAGAATCCTCAAAGTAAGCTTTTCCAAACTCTTCAGTGAACGGCCCAGTGTATGGAGGTATAATGAGCTTATCAAATATCTCCCTAGAACTAGTCAAACACCATCCACTAATATACGTATGACACTTATATTTAGGGAAATCCTCTACTTCACTGGCAAAATTAAAATTCAAATCTAAAATACCCAATGCCGGACCAACTAAATGTGTGTCAGCCTTCTCTAAACATTTATCAATCCAATTAGTTTTATCACCGCGAACCCTAATATCGTTATTTAGAAACATTACATATTTGCCAGAACTTATTAAATAGCCCCAGTTGCAACCGCCGGCGAAGCCAAAATTTCTTTCTAGACGCTCATATTTTATATTTGGTAGGTTTAGTTCTTTAATTATATCAGGCGTTTCATCTGTGCTGCCATTATCTACCACTACTATTTCTACGCCCGGTGGCAAATAAGATAAATCAGTTAAACATGCCTTGGTATATGGAGCCGAATTGTATACCGGAATTATTATTGAAAGTCTCGCTGACATATTGTTTATATAGCTCCCTAACACCTTCCTCGACTCAATTTTGACCTTTTATTGTCCAGACATAGCCAAGGTCGTTATTTTTGAAACAGCCTCATATTTGATTTAAGAAGATTACAGTCTCACTGGATTTCTAATATCTTTTTTACGGCATTATCCCATGTGAACACCTCTCTAGTTTCTAATATCGATGGCATAAAATCTAGAAGTAAAGAGTCGTATTCGTTATATGCTTTTTTAAGTAATTCTGCTGCGTGGTCTATATTAGGTTCAAACATTTGTGCATATGGATTACTGTTCCAATATGTATATTTAGATTTAGCTCTAACTATTACCCCTTTAATTAATAATGAATTTTTATTGTTTAAAAAATCTAATTGTCCGCCGTAGTTAGGGCAAATATTAAATATATTGGCGCCTAACGCATCTATTCCTGGTATATAAAACCCTTCGCAATTTGACATTGAAAACATAATATTACAAGCGTTAGTTAGTTCTACCATATTTGGAATGAATTCTGTTATTATTTCTATTTCGGCGTGATTTTTATATTTACGTAAGAATTCATTATATATTTCATAAAAATCAACATCAAACATATGTTTTTTTATTTTTTCTTTTTGTGGATTAACTTTAAATACTAAGCATGCGTCATCTGTTTTATTAAATGCCCGTCCCCACGCCTCAAATATACCTGAAATATTTTTTCTAGCATGTGGCTGGCCTATTACAACTAGGTATTTAATTTTTTTGTTAGTTTTTAATGTGTACTTTGTTTTATTTTCAAAATCCTCCAAATGAATTCCGTGAGGTATAGTTATTACCTTTTCTTGGGGTATATGACTGTCTATAAATATTTGCCTGCAAAAATTAGATGGCACTAGTATTTTATCTGTATATTTGTGATACTTTGCAAATCCTTCTGGAAGAGTGTTTTTGCCACCAAATTCATAAGCCCACATTCCATATCGCTTGCTTTTGCCATCAAGTAAATATGATTGAAAATTTATAGGGGCGGTATAGCTAATTTGCATATCATATTTTTTATCAATTTTATTTATTTGATATGGTTTTAAATATTCTGGCAAATAACATGTTTTATCCTTGTCAGTCGGATATAAATCAACAATATGGTTTAGTTTTAATAACGAGCGGCAAATATTCCAGCCACACACACTCCAGGAATGATTTTGGTAAAGAAATTGCATTATTTTAATATTCATAAGCTCTTCTTTTTATGTCTAATTCTGCTTGCCCCATCTAATACATTTTGTTTTGCAGAATATGGCCTTAAATTTTCAATAGCAAAACATTTCTTAAAATCTTCATCATCTTCACTTGTAAAATTAAAATCAGATACTGGAATAATATGATCTATTTGCCAAGTCCATGTAGAAGGGTAATTATCATCCCATGTTTTTTTATCATATATACCATAGTTTTCTTTGGTCATCCACCATTCAAATTTAGAAACCATATGCTCTACCAAATCTAACCCGGTATATGAAACGCTTTTCATTATTGATTTTGACTTTTTAGATTTATTTTTTTTCATAGCGTTTCGTATAGACCCGCTCATACGATCTCTTAATCTAAACGCTAAATTATTATGATATCTGTCTCTATAATATTTATTTCTTTTTTTTATATTCTCATCTGCCGCAAGATACTCTTTGTAATATTTCTCAATTTTTTCTTTATTATTATCTCTATATTCTTTGGCTTGTGCTTTAATTTTTTCTTCATTGTTTTTCAAATATTCTTTTTTTGCTTCTTTTATTTTTTCTTTATTATTTTCTCTGTATTTTTGGCCACATATTTTTATTTTTTCTTTATTATTTGTATTATATTCTTTTCTTTTTGTTTTTAGCTCTTGTTTATTGAGGGTGTTTATATATTTTTTACTGTGTTCTGACTTACAATTTCTACATTTACCAACCCAATTATTTGTATCATTTCTCCAGTCAAAATTTTTTTTATTTAGCTCTTTAAATTGACCACAATTTCCAGTGCACTTTTTGAACTCTACGCCATTAACTATAATTATATTGGTTATTTTTTGTTTTTTGATATGTTTTTCTTTTTCTTTTTTCCTTTTACATTCACTCCGTCCTCCAGTTATTAATATCCTTGCGCCAATAAAAATTATCAGCAGTTAATTCTTTTTCTAAGCCACAAGGCCCAGTACACTTCTGAAATTTTTTATTATTTATAATTGTTGTGTGGCTTGTTTTATTTTTCATATTTGTTTTAGCGAATTATTACCAACAACTCGACAAATAAATTAACTTAATAATCCCACAAATTGTGAACTATCTATTATTAAGGGGTTGTTGACGAACCCCGCTTTTTTAAGATATACGGTTATTTGTATTTTTGACACTAACGTTTTAAATATAGGATCTACTGATAAATCCTGCATAGTCAGCGTTAATATTCCTGTGTTATGATCTAAATATACTCCTATCGTGTTATCCACTATCACCCCATATCCGTCTGTCACAGAATATCCATCGATTGATGGGTACCAGGCTTGGATCGACACATCAAATCTAAGTTGATTTTTTAGTAAAGCGTCTGATTTAACATAAGTACAATCAGAAAACTTCATGGCTGGCAATCCGGCAATAGTAAATCCAGCATCGGCTTCAACTACAAATTTATCAAATATATTCAATGAAACTTCTTCCAGTGGCACCGCGGGAAGATTCAAAACAATCTGCCCAACCTCAAAATCTAATCTATAATTTGTTCCGTCTGGATTTAAGATAGCCCCCTTACGCATTATAAGGTTATCAGGAATCATTATATCGTTTCTTCCCGGATCACTCTTCGGAACAATATCTGTAGTATCTCGGCAATTTAATAGCAACGCAGGCACACAGTCTTTAACCACAACGGAATCAGGAAAGCTAAATGCTGCCGGCACAACCTTGGCATCACTACTAGTTACTAACATGTAATCGGCCCAGAAAGGCTGCGGAGCTATTTTATAATCTATTGGCACAAACGGAATAGTAGTAAACACAACATCTGACGCAGCAATATTTGGCGTAACTATATAACCGTCATAAATCGCAACGTATGGGTTTAGAGAGCTTTCAAGAATTTTGTTGTTATACCCATCTATTCTTACATAACCATCGCCACAGTCATAATACCCATCGAATCTGCCAATGCTTTCTTGAACTGTGATGTCCATATGTGTGAATGAACTGCCGACTGGAAATGCATGTATTTGTCGATTTACATATTGAGTAATTAGATTTAAGTCGTTAGTTGTAATATAGCCGTCGCCATCTACGTCACAGCGTAATAATTCAAGCGTAGAAATATATCCGTCAATTATTTTCTGTTGAGTTGATGGATTACTAATTCCTTCTCCCAAAAGATATGCCGCTCTAATCACGTCCAAAGCATCAATTACGCCATCTCCATTAACGTCCCCATACCCATCTGTACACACAACTGTTTTAAATATGCGGTAATCAATAATCGAGCACCCAACATCAGGTATAAGTTTACTTCCTATTAGGTTATTAGAAAGCAAATCGGGATCAGGAGCAACTACAGTAAATACATCACCTTTTGCTAATCCTGGTAGTTTTTGTGTTTTCTGTATGACAAAATTTGTTTTAGGATTAATGTCTTCAGCGCCTCCGATAATGATTGGCTCACTTACCGATTGTAAACTAACAAGACCAGAATTTGTAACGAAACTTACCTGAGGCTCAAATTGTTGTCGTAAAAATATTGGAGATCCAGTGCGTTCATCTTGTGACTGATCTGATTGCTGCTGTATGGCCTGAACTATAGCAATGTTTAAAGTATTTTCGCCAGAGTCAGATAAGGCCAATGCATCTAGGCAGAAATCAACCTGCGCGCCATCTGCATTGATTTCTGTTTTTTCTAATTGAATACCATTGCCAGCATCATACGCCATTCCGTCAGCAACTTTAGCGGCATCAGTCCATACCTGGAACCACAAATCTTCTTCTGGCACATCAACCCAAACATTATTAAAAAGAGTGAGGCGTGCGTTTTCCGTGCTATGATTTGCCGCCCCAGTAAAAACAACACCAGAGCCAGCTGCGCCAGAACGATTTATTGTTACAGCATAAAAATTACCAGGAACTATTATGCTGTTAGTGATCATTCCTAGTTGAGTTGCACTAAAAACAAAATCAACAGGCTGAAGAACGTCGTTTAAAACATATCCTAAATCTTTCAAATCTGCCCGGCTTAAACTTAATTGAGCTAATGGATGGCTTGATGGATCAAAATCTATAGCTAGCTGAGGAACAATATCTGTTGGCGAGCTTACCGTAGTTTGTAATGCCCAAACGCTAATAACCAAACTTCCAGTCCAATCAAATTCATTTGCGACCGGTACAGCGTTATTAGCCTGAGCCCCAAGTAAAAGTGTAATTTTTTGAATATTATTTGTGGCTGCTTGAAATTTTTCGCCAATTTTAGACGTTACATCTCCGGCTGCCAAAGATCTGTTTTGTTTAACTGTTGTATTAATATTTAATGAGTCAACACTAAACTCAGGGCCAATTCCAGTCTGTATTGTATTATAAAGGCTAACTGCCGGATTTGATACCTTGAAATCGCGGAAAAATAAGTTTGGCTCTATGTCTTGCGCTACCATTATAGCATCACGAGATAACTCAAACGATGAGGACTCTCTAATAACAATGGAGCCACCTAAATCACGAGAACAATTGTTATTCCCCTTGAAATCATTGAAGAAAATTCCAAGGATTCTTGCATAATGTTTTCTTGTTACTTGTTTTTCGCTTTTGTGAAACGTAAACCGGTCATATTGTGGTAAGCCTTGAAAATCTACACCAATTATTAAAACTTTAGTGCTTAAGCGTCCAAAGGCAGATGTTCCTGTTAGTTCTACCTCTAACTGGTTTCCTAGGTTAGTGTCGCTTGGTTGTAATTGAGCTTGTAAGCCGGTCCCGTCGAAATTTCCTGCCGCTAAAATTGATGCTTGAATTTGTGTTAAATTGTCTGAGTCAAATATGATGTTTTGAACTAAAGAAGAGGGCAAAACGCCAGACCCAAAATGGTTATTAATGATCGATGCGTCGGTCACTATATTTCGGTTTTGTTCAACATCCAAATCCTGAACAGTAATTTGCTCGGCATCGTGAAACTTGTTAAAAATTGTGGAGACAGGTGTTCTAGTTGTCATTTTATACCCAAATGCGAAAAAATGCCACTTACTTAATGATGTGAATTTCGGCTATAGCTGTTGCTGGTTTGAGCGCCAAAATTAAACTCTCCAGAATTTTTTGAACCCTTGAACTGCTAGAAACTATATTAAAACTATCTATTATATTCATTGTGAAGTCAAATATTCCAAATACATCATCTCTTAATATGGCAAAGTCGGTATTTTTTGTTAATAGACTGTTAAAATCAAGCAGAAATGTAGTAAACGCATCTTCTATTACCGGAAATACAACATTGAAATTAGAGCTATATGTTGTGTCTATTGGTTGACCGGCAATTGTTACAGGTATTCTCGCTATATCGCTTAGCCTGAAGTTATCAATTCTAGCTTCTGCGGCATGAACTCCTAAATAATCAGAGCCAATAAAAAATTGATTTATAGGATCTTTGAAGTTAATATCCGTAACAAGTATTTGATTAGTTACGCCTACTGTTGTTTGTCCGAATATAAATCCTTGTCCAAACAGCAATCCGCTTCCAAATAAAACAACGCCCCTTTCTTCCCCGTCACAAAACAATCTAATTTCATCTTTATTGTCTGCTCGGTTGAATTTGTAAGTTGCTCTGATTCGGTGCCAGCTATCGCGAGCCCAGAAAATTGGCTGTCTTATCTGAACGTCCTTTCCTTGCGCTCTCACATTAAAAGCAATAAACCCAGATTGATCTTTAAGTATAGTAATTCGGTCCCCGCCAAGGCCAGAAGGTATGTAGGCAATTTTAACAGGTGTTTGTTGGTATGGTAGCGCTACTTTTAAATTAATTGTTTGGCGGTCACTTGAAACTGTGCCGCTTTGAAAATAATCTTGACCAGAATCTTTAGTATCAGTTTGCAATCTTACACTAAGAACCTGCTCTATACTTCTTGATACCTTCACAGTCCCCTTTGTAATACTAACTTCCTCTTCTACTACAGAGCTTGTGGCGTCAAAATAAACTCTTGGAACAGGGTCGTTATATGTATCAAATCTTGGACTAACCCAAAATTCTATTGTCCCTTCGCTTCTAGTTGTCAGCCTGCCATTATTATCAAAAGATAGCCCCTTATCGGTTATAACTATACTCTGGCCAAAATTAGCATTAACACTATCTGCCGACTGAACGAAATCTCTATCTGCCAATACATAAAAATCAGAATCATTAATTAGCGGCAATGAGTTAAAGTGCAGCAGTGCCAATGTAGAATGATTTTTCCTAAGTTCTCTAATTGATATAAAATCAGTTGTGATAGACTCTTGGTTTGCCGCAATAGTTTCCCCAACCCTTGTGTCAGTCATCATGTGAGAAGATATTCTGAGTTCATCCAACACCGCTTTGGCCGGCTTGGTTAAATTAAAATCCGAACCAACAAATGCTGTTTGGTTTATTGGATCAAATGGAACTTCTAAGAAAGACTGATAATCAAATTCATAAACGCCTTGAGGAATTGGGTACGGTATATTTGTCATTCCGGCGGTTTCTAAGAAGAAAAATCCATTCTGAAATCCGCTACGACCAATTGAAACGTTAAACGTATCATATTTCCCACCAGAAAACGCAGAGCCAGTAGGAATGTTTAACTGTACGTTCGTGTTATTTAGACGATTAGCTATAGTGTATGTTCCTGCTACCGGGGCCGGATAAGTAATTACTAACAAATTTCCAACATCAGATAACGGAAAGAATCCATTATTATCTGTAACTGTTGTATTTCCAGTACCCTGCAAAGAAAAACCAGATTGCGTTTTATAAGCAAATCTAATTACTGGATATGCATTATTTCCATCTGGGATTGTGATCGGATACACTTCCTTTATCTCTACTGCTACTCCATTTTTACTAGTTATCAATGGAGTTGTCTGTACATCAACGGAAGAAGTTGTTTTGAATTTATTGGTTGTGCTTTGCGTTCCTGCGGCAGAGAATGTTAATGTTTCAAGTAATGGGCCTGCTGCTGTTGTTCCGTTAATAGTTACTGTTGTCGGCGTACCAAAGTTTACATTTCCGCCAGTAACTCTAATCGATAGTTTACGGCCTTCTGTGCTATTGGTCGGTTGAGTTATAGGGAGTCCTGTTGCTACAAAGTTTCCAAAAGAAATTGTAGAGTTTGCTGGGCCAATTACGGTATAAGGCATAACTACCGCCACGATGCTTGCTTCATCAAGATTTATTGGCGGGGGTAATGCGGTTTTAAGAACGGCCTGTGTATTGCCCCATATAAATACTTGATCTCTACATCGTCTGTGATTTCTTCCAAGGGTTCTTATCAATACCTTATCGCCAGCCTTAGCGTCACCTAAAAGCGTTAATACATTTTGATTTAGTCCGTTTTTGCTGATAGAATAAGCGGGAACAGTAGCCCTTAACCCAGGTATTTCTGTTTCTACGGCTCCACTTAGAATTGATACGGCTATATTGGAGTACAAATCTATTTCGCTGGATACAACGGCAGAATATGGGTTTACAGAGAATTTAGCATCTGATAATGTTGCTGGCATAGCAGTGTTTAATTGCAATGTGTTCCCGCTAACCGCTAGTATTGAGTATGTACTAAAACCAGTCTCATTAATTTGAATTGTATTACCAGGAAGAATTCCGTCTGACGTAAAATTATTGCTAGCAGATGTTACGAAATAAGATCCTGAATTTGTTTGAAGATCCGCACCGACAACACAGGTAAGAGGGACTGTTCCGGCAATTATTTCTGGCTTAACTGTTCCAAACCTATCTGTTGATGTTGATATAGGCCTTCCTCCATAAAGCATAATATTAGGAACCTCGAAGCCGTCAACGAAAAGATGCATTTCGTCTCTTCTGTCTGAAGTATTTAGTTTCCAGGATATAGCGACATGATGTTTTTCTCCAGCTAACCACCCTTGAATGTCGGCGCTAATATTGTAATTATTTCTTCTGTCTTTCTTTTGATTATATTTTCCGCCACGATCCCAAACGCTAAAGTTTAAATACCCGCTGCCATCCTTAAATAATGAAAATCTGTTCTTGTCCTTTGTTTCAGCAAAGTCAAATATAAAATGTTCCTCGTCAGCCATAAATGTAATTCCGTCGAAAGCATATCCGGGAGTATAGCCATCGATATATCCGTCTTGATAACCGTCCATATTAAATGAAAAATCTATTTTATTGCCACTGCTTCTTATTATATCGCCTGGATGACTGAAATTGTCTATAAACTTTGCGTCATACACTTCCCCTGACGATTGCACCGTTCCAGAGTATACATATCCGTCTGCGAAATCTTTAGATATTATTTTCCAGTGATTGACGTCTGTGTCATAAAATATAAACATTCCAAGTTTAGTGTAAATGGCTGATGGCAATCCTACCGGACTCAAATCATCTCTTCTGTTTAAAGAAAAAGATCCGCTATCATCAAGTGTTGGGTTGAAACTACTTGCCCCAATAAATATTGCTGAGGCAGATATAGCATAGCCGCCCTTTAATATTGGAGATATTGTAAGCGTGGCATCATTATCTAGCCCGTTCCACTCTGGTATAATCCATGTTTCTATAGTGCCTTCATCAAGCCGCACATTATTAGAAACAGAAAATGATACTGCTTGGCCAGGCGTATCAATTAATATTCCTTGGTCAAACTTTCCGGCAACTAATTTAGGGTTTCCGTATGTAACAATTTCATCTTTGAACAAATAACTAATGCCTAGTGACCAAACATCAAATACAGATTCTATAATTTGCGGATTTATTTTGGTTATATTAGAGGCAATTGCGCTAATGGCGGGTATAGTTGGCCCTTTTGTAAAACACTGTAATGCCGCGGTTAATGCATCTCTGTACGTATCTCTTGACAAATGAATATCAACAGCGTTTAACTCTGGAATATCAACTAAACTTCCAAAGTTGTTTTGTAATGCGTCTCTAAGGGCACCAGCTTGGTACGTTACGAAATACTCATCTCCCTCTCCAAGCGCAGATCCTTCCCTAAAATCTAATACGTTATCTCCGTACTCATAACTTACAAGTATCTCATCGGCTAAATACGTATAATCTATAAAGTAATCTCCTCTATTATAATCGACTATCGGAGTTGCTGCACCATTCATTACTACTGTATAAATGACATCAACAACATTTCCAACTACTGCTCCGCTTGTTACTGATAAGGTTATTGTGTTTCCGGAAATGGTTTCATAGCCATCAAGAAGTTGGTACCCGTCAATTATTCGTACAGCGCTAATTGCTCCTTTAACTTCAATGCCAGGAGATATAAAACTTACATTTAGCTTTAGCCCAGGCTCAACAACTAATACTTCTCTTTTTTCAACACCGCTTGGATCCAGGGTAATAATGTTTGCTGAAAAAGTTGCACCATCAGAAAAATCGGTAGGAACAATATTATGATCTAGGTCATATACATCAAATATATGACGAATATTTTTTATATCGTCAGTAACTGTAATTGTGCCGGCGTTCTCAAAATATGGAAGCGTAGTATCGCCATTTAAAAACCTTTCATCAGACACATCAAATGAGCTTGGAAATATTTCAGTGTCATTAAAGCTTGTATAATTTAGTGTCTTAGTTACTCCTGTGTTTGGGTCTAGGCTATAATAAATATTAGAGACCCCGAGAATATGTGCGTTTTGAGATACGACAGCCGGCTTTTTATATGAGACTGTTCCAATGTCAAAAGTTTGCGCATTTGTTACCCCGACATATACAGTTCCGTTTCTATAATCAATTTGATACTGGCCAACATTAAGCCTATTTGTATTTATTGTGGGGCTTAATAGCGTATCATAGTATAATTCTGTAACAAATATACTTGTTTTGCTAAATTGAGCGCTTGTATTATAACTAGAACCTATTACGTCATCAGTAGTTGACATAATTCTATTATTTAGTAATTGTGCTTTTAATACTCTTGTGCTTAAAATATTAACAGAATCTTTTGATACTATTAGTGATTCATTTGTCACGCTTTCAAACGTGGCCCTTTCTCTTATCGATTGTAATATTCTTGGGGCATTTCTAAAATTAAAAAATACGGAACTGTCATTGAATCGTGTTAGAGAATATACTTCGCCGGTTGTTTCATTAAAAATTCTAAAAACATCTGTCAATGATGCGTTTAATGTCCCAATGCTATTTGTTGTTTTAATTCTATTTTGAATTCTTTCGTCAATTACTTCTTTATGTACTAGGGCGTTATAATCTTTTCCGGCAACTAATACGTCTTCAAAACTAAAAGATATTTTTGCTGACTGAGATATTAAATCTCTAATGGGGCTTGCAACTAATTCGCTAGTTTCTGCCCTATACGTATAGTCTAAGCCGCTAACAAAAACATTCCTGTAATTGTATGTAGCGCCTGGTGGGAAATTTCCTGAACCATCATGAGCTGATGTTGCTCCATAAACTAACACGGTGCCAGTTTCATAATCTACAGCGTACTCTCCGATGCTGCTTGGAATTGCGTTCTTAACAAACGGTATCTCCGTGGTAAAGGCCGGATGTATTGTCAAAAATGGTGTGGCTGAATTTGGGTCTAAAAATTGAACGCCACCACTAGTTGGAATTTGATCTGCCGCAGTAACAATCGGAGCATGCCCCAATGAAAATTGATTCAAAAGCGCCGGGGTTGGTTCGCGCGCCTCATTTAATACTTGCGAAACTTGCACGGTAGACTCATCAACAAAACGACCAACAAATTTGTATTCATAATTAATAGATATAATGTCGCCACCACCCGGAACAACAAATCCGGCGGCATCCAAAATTTCATCGCTTAGTTTTACTTGGTTGTCTTCTAGTGATAATAATGTTGAAGCGTACGCAGTGTCATATACGGGATTTTGTAGCCTGTACCCATAAGAACGAATATCATACGTAAACACAGTTGAGTTTTGGTATTTTATGACAACGCTATTTACTTTTGTAACCGGCCCATTATTTACAGTTAATGTTAGCCCATCAAATGTGCCCTTAACGTCTGAGTTTCCCGCCTGAAGAGACTCTCCAATAACATCCGTTCTCTGTAAAGTGATCAAATCAAATGGGAAACTGTCAAAACTAAAGCTTAACTTACCAGTGTCTCCAGTTGGCGTCTTCCCAACCCTAACCACATTAAACACGCCCTCTTCATTAAGCCTGTCAAATGGACCACTTCCTCTAACTTTTCTTTCATCAAAAACCTGAAATTTCAAATAATTATCAGTTTTCGATTGTCTTATATCGGTTCTCGCTCCCAAATAAGAGGTTGCCAATTGATCTATAATTAATCTTACTAATGTACCACGGCTAAGATTATAAACGTTATCTTTTAAGAATGATACTAGATTGTTTCTTATTGGATTTTCAGGATCTTCTGGGCCTAATATTTGTGCGGTATTTGTACTTCCATCTTCAAATAAAACAGAGGCGCCATCTAGAGATTTAAAGATAACCGTTTGTGTAGACTTAAATGTCACTAAATATGCAGCGTGAGGAGTAAGCGGCTGAACTGTAATGGCAAGCTTATTTCCACTTACGCTAACCGCAATAATCTCAGCATCAGGGGTCCCAACAATAAGAGATGATACTGTAACGTTAGATGTGCCTATTAAGGGATCAAGCGTATTATTAAAACTAGCATTTATTGTGCGTATATCGCCAGCTTTTACTTGTATTAATCTTAAATTGGCCATTATGCAGTCTCAACTGTCACTTGAACATTATTTGCTTGTATAAATTGGTTTTTTGTTGCGGCTATCGTTAGTACGCTTCCAATTTGTCCGTTTATATTAAAATAAGAAACTCTAACCCTGTCAACTCCCTGAACTGTATACGCCGCATTAACCAAATTAGAAGAGTTAATAGATGTCCCTAGCGCTTGAGCATTTAACGTAGATGTAATTGCGTCTCGTACGTTTTGTGCTACTATTTGACTTGCTCCTTGGCTAGCAAATGAAGTAGAGACAACAATTACTAGCGAAGCATCTACGAGCAGTGCTACCGCAGACTTTACTAAAATATCAGCGCTAATTGGCCTAACAGCCTCTATGTTTATTGTTGAATCAGAAATTAATTTATTTTCATTATATTTAATTATAATTCTTTCATTGCTTTTTGGGGCTAGATAATCATACGCCGGAGAATACCTTGTGCCAGATGCGGGTTGGTTTTGGTTCAATATTGAAATGCTGGCCGATTGAGATTGTGCAGAAGTAAACCCGCTTGAAATGGCAACCGTATCAACTAATGCAAAAATTTTCTGTGTAAATAGAGACCCTGTTTTACTGAAAGCCACATTTTCGCTATCGCTAGTAGTTGAGAAGTAGAACGTAACTCTCAACCTGTCTCCAATATTAGGAATATTAGCCAAATTATCAGGGGTTTCAGGAAGAGAAAATTCTGTAGTTGTTAATAATGAATCAGAAACACACTCAGATTTAACAAAGCTATTATTTCTTAATTTATAGTTCTTAATATCAAATGAATGGTCTACGCTTAAAACATCAAGAGAAGATGTTGTAGTTACTTTTTCGACATTAATTACTCTAACAACTTCAACGTTGCTTGGAACAGTTTGAGCCGAACTTAAACCAAGTGCCGACTTTATAACTGATGACAAGTTATATGTTAGTAAGTTTGATGATGACGTGATAATTGAATCAAAAACGCCAGAAAAAGTTGTTCCAGAAACAGTAATAACGCCAGGAGAAATGTTTCCAGAAATAGATAGTTGTAATCTGCTTGGAGCCTGCCTAAGGTTTTGTTCAATTACACCAGGAGAAGAGAATATATTTGTTACTGGCTGCGTTCCTATACTTACATTTATAGCAGTCTTAAACGTATTTTCGTTGCGAATAGCGGGCAAATTTGGAAGAAGTGTTGTGGGAAGTAACGTCTTTATATTCGATATATAGTTGCACTCTACTAGCGTACCAGCCACCACATTGGCATCAGCAGACAAAGTAATAATGTTACCATCGAAACTTCCGCTAATGCCACTTACAGTAAATACATCATTAGCATTATAGACAACATCTACCGCATCTCCAACTTCGGCCGTTGTGTCTGTTGGTAAGAATATTGTTAAACCACTAAACGTACCATTGTTCGCCCCGGTAACAAATAGCTCTGCCAAATCTGTAGTTTTCAGTATACTAACTACATTTGCCACCGTATTAGAAACAACAACTGCAAGTCTTCCCGAAATTAACGTAACAATTGATGACTGACTAAGAAATGTATTTACACTTATTACGGCTGTTATTGGGTGTGTAACGGTCGTGGTAAATTGAGATCCCGTAACGGTAATTAATGATTGTTGCCGCCTGACAGCATTTGAAAATCCCCAATCAACGCTGTCTGTTACCTGCCTTGGATTATTGCCATTTACTTTGTTGTCAAAATCAAAGCTGGGGTCATAACTGTAAAGCCACGTATAATCAACTTGCAAAATGTCGCTAGTCGCAGGTAATGTGTTGCCCGAAATAACTATTCGGCCAGTTGTGTTGGTAGAGCCTGTTCCATCTGGGTTTTGATTTGCAACAACATACCTCTCTCCAGTTGTAAGATTAAATACTCTTGTGACTGAAGTAATTGGGAAGTGTGAAAGCTGAATTGATGTTCTGTCTGATGTGTTTATTCTACTGTTTTCATTATTTACTTGAATGTTTTGTTTTATAGCGCTTATTTTTAAAACATCAGTAAATGTTACAGGATCTTGCCCGTTAAAACGCCCTTTAGTTAAATCTTCTGAAAATCCAGATATTTTATTACTAATCCAATGTAGCTTGTCAAAACCCCAAGGACTTCCGGCAAAAGCACCTGTATCTTTAATTAGTTCGTAATTTCCAGTTACTCTGCCAAGTGAATCAGTTTGTTTTTGTGAGAAATTTTCACCACTTGAAGATCCTGAAACAATAAAGATGTTGTTAACCGGCTGGCTTGGCAATACCCCGGTTTGTAAATCATCAAGTCGCTTTCTTGAAACAGTCTTCCCGGCATCAGCAGCAATTTGCCCTAACACAAAATCATTTTTAGGATCTGTAGGATCCTGCTTATTGCTCTTGTCTTGGTATACAAAACTATCAAGTATCTCGGTAAGCCTTGTTCCGAAAATATAAACATCTACTTTCCCGCCAGTACCTTCTGATACTATTGTTCTAGTTCCGTCTTCACTTACATTAACCTGCGTCCCGTCACGAGTCATTAAAGTGTCTCCTGGCCCAACAACTATTGCATCAAGCACGGCGTTATCTGATAGGGCCGCGTTTCTATACCCTAAAGATGTGCCGGTATTTGCCCCGCTGAATATAGCAAGGACTCTATTCCTAAAAGCAGAATCATCTTCGGAATTTGACCCGCCACCAAACGCAACCGCATTAATTACCCCTGATACACCGGCAGTACTCGCTGTACTTAATGCATACTTAGAAATGTTGCCAATAGTGCCGATTGATGTGGCTTCAAGACTTACTTGCGCTGCATATTGGTCAGTGTTTCCAACGAAATCTAACGCGGTCCTAAATAATGACGCGGTTGCCCTATATGTGTTAGCGAAAACTGCACTTACTGTTTGGCTATTAACAACTACAAATGTTGCGCCATTATTAGCAGTAACAATATCCCCTTTATTTATTGGGATATCTGCATCTATTGCGTTAAATGTAAAAAGAGCCGGCCCACTTGATTTAGAGCCCTGCTTTCTGGTAGCTCCATAATTTTGCCCCAATCTGTCTAAATCAATACCAATAGAAAGTCGTAATGACTGAGAGGTACGAATACGAGCTAACTCTTCGTAAAGTCTAGATAATTGTGTGGAGGGGTTGTCAACAAATAAATCTCTTGCGACAGTTCCTGGGTTTAAGCTGAGCTGAGGCTGTGCAGCTCTAAAAAAATCCAAAGCATTCAAAATGAGATCGTTTGTACTTTTTAAACGAGCCATTATACCGCCTCATTGTAAAAATCATTCATTAATTCGACCTATTATATATCAAGAGAACCTGATATGATGCGAAAAAATGCCGACTTTAGATTTGAATATTCAATGAAGTTTGAACTTGTCTAAATGCTTTACTTAATACCGTTAACATTATTTTGAAAAATCTAGGATCTTCAGTATTTCTTTGTATTATTACGTCTTGAACTGCCGCTATTTGCTCTTGCGGCGTTACTATTTGGTTACCTTTGGCTTGTTCTTTTTGTATATTTTGTAGATTTTCTAAAGACGCCTTTAATTGTACCGATGCTAAATTTGAAATAAAATTGCTGGAAAAGGCAGTTCCTATTAAAGACTGGTTAATGGGTGATCCGTACCATGGGAATAATGGGTTAGATCCAATGGGTGTGCTAATAATTTTAATAATATCTTGTTTTAATTTATCAGACCCTTCAACTTTTGCTATATCATTAGTATTAGATATTTGTAGGTCTCCGTTTTGTAATTTTAAATCAAATGACATTTTTCCCTTTTGACATATTTTGAACGGCGTCTAAAGGTCTCAAATTAGATAACGCCCAACATTTCTGAAAATTAATATGATCCATAGAATGATATGGTAATAATGATTGTGGAATTACATGATCTATATGCCACTTTCTAGGGCCGCCAGTTTTATATTTCCCATAATTATCCCAATTCATCCACGGCTCCCACAAAGATTGTAAGTGCTTTTTTAATTCATCTATGGTGTATGGCAAATAAAGCAAGCAAGAATTACCCTTCTTAGATGAACAATTCTTTTTTAAAGCCTTATTAATTGCCCTACCAAAACCCTCTCTAATAGATATAATACAATTATTTTTTCTTCGTTCACTTCTGTATTTATTTCTTTTTTCTTTGTTTTTAGACTCCCATTCTTTATTTTGTTTTTGTTCTTTTTCTTTATTGTTTTTATGGCGCTCCTTGCTTTTTTCTCTATTTAACTCTCTATATTTATTTTGGTACTCTTCGTATGATTTCTTATTTTCATCTATCCATTTTTTAGATGCAGCAAGTACTTTTTCTTTATTATTTTCTCTGTATATTTTTTTTGTTGCTTTAATTTTTTCTTTATTGTTTTCTCTGTATATTTTTCTATCTAATTTAATACAAACTATGCATTTAGAATTACATATATAAGTATTATTTTTGCTTTTACGAAAATAAAAATTGTCTTTATTTATTTTTTTTTCTTCACCACACTTAATACATTTTTTCATTAAGTTCCTTCTGGTGTAGATCCGCCCGCAACAATTTCTGGTTGACCAATTTCTTTCCAAATGACATTATGTTCCTTCTGGAGAAGAGCCCCCATCTACAATTTTTGGCTGGCCAAGCTGTACGCTTACATAAAGGGCGTCAGCATAAGATAATAAATGAACAACCTTATCTTCTAACATCTGCATTGCTTTACCTATTGGAAACACAGGCTCAAATCCGGACGCAAACATTCTTTTTTGTACATTTTCATTTATTAATTGTGGATTGTAACTTACAAGCCTTTGAAATGATGAAACGTCTAACATACTAATTAAAACGTCTAAATCTATGGTCCATAATGCAGTGTAAATACAAAGAATATCTATTAAGCCAAGTCCACTAACTTCTCCTGTAATAATTTCTATAGCTCTCAATGCATCGGCTGCTGATTCTAAATAATGGTTTTTTTGTCCCTCAGCCTCCTGAATAAAAGAATCATAAAGCTGTTCTGTTTGCTGAAAATATGAAAGTGCATAATTACCAAGACTTAAATCTGGCGATATGCTAGACATTTTTGATATAATTGATTTGGTATTTAACTGATCTAATCTTTGCTGTATTTGAGAGCTGCTTTTTTTTAATTTAACGGAGCTTTCAAATTTCATATGTTTAGAGTCTTCGGGGCCCAACTCGCTACATATAGGGGTCCAATCAATATTTTTACTAGAATCAGATATTGTATTCACAGATTTGACTAAAATCTCAATCAGAGCCTTAATCATTTTTACTAAACTTTGTCCTGTTTTAAGCCCAGAAGAGTTAAGTTTTAATGAACTCAATATTTGAGAAGAGTCTATCTTTTTTTCACCAAGTAGCGCCTGAGCTAACTGCTGAAGATCTGATGATGTTAGTCCTTGAACTGGCTTTTTAGGATCTATCTTGGATATTATATTTTTAGCTAAATTGCTGTCTAATGACCTCTGTGCCAAACGAATTCTTAAAATGAATTCAATCCCAGGCCGGTCACAATATACATTTGTCTCGCATCTTGTACTTATTTTATCCTTCAGAAATGGGACACAGATAATATTTTTTTCAGGCTGGACTGTATCGCTAATAACAGAATTGACACAAAGCGGCCTTAATATATGAGAATTTGAACTGAAAAAATTAGTTATTGCCCCGCCCCCTTGCAACTCATAATTATTAGAAATCCATAGTTGCCTAGCAGTAATTGTAAATGTTTGAGGGTCCAAATCATTAAAATTAACAAAATTTCCTTTAGCATTAATAACTCTAAATGGTTTAACAAATGCCATCGCAATAGGGAATACTGACGAGTCCAATGGCAAGTTTTGAAACATTTGAATTCTTTTTCTTGCCTCATTTTCTCTATTAGTTTGAAGTTTTAATATATTTGGATCTGGGTTGTTTTTAACATCAGAATTTTTGGTAGCAACTTCACCGCTGTCTTCAGGATTAAAGCCCGGATTATAAAAATCACCCAAGTTGCTATGAATTACCGGAAGCCCAATCATGCGATAAAAAGTATGCGCTCTGCTTTCTTGTGCTTTTTTAGGATCAACTAATGCGTTGCTTAAATTGCTTTGTGATGTTTTAGAGATACGTTCGATGAGCAACGCCGCGCTACTATTTGTTTTTTTCGCAATTGATTGCGTCAATGTGTTAGGAGCAGATACACTGCGTTTAGCCTCAATCGGCCCAATAAAACGCTGATATAAATCGTCTAAATTAATATGAACACTGCTAATGTCATCACTGTCTGCTTCGGTTACTGGATCTGGTCCAAACTCATCAACAGACTTATCAGATACTATCTTGTCCGCCATTAATCACCACCACCAATATCGCTTTCGTTACGGCGCGGTACAGGATCCGCACTGCCAGCACCAGCACCAGCACCAGCACCAGCACCAACAAAAGTATACGTCTTAGTGTCATTAGTTATTGCGGTAGGGGTAGCATCATTATTTTGCCCGGTAACAATACTAATTACATTTCCCTCAAATGACGCCGTAAGCTCACCACTTCCAGGAGCGGTTGATGTCAAATCTGCCACGAAATCTTGATACCCATCGTATACAAAGGTTGACACATTCCCAAAAGTAACATCAGAGGTAATTAATTTTGCTATTTCGGCCTGGCTTTCTATAGGCATGTTTTGAGTAATCACAGTTCCGCTTGGATCTCTCAATGTCACGGAAACCTTGATTGGTAAACTAGTGAATTGTAAATTGGTGTTTAGTGACACAGTTGTTTTAAATGGACTAACCCCACCGGTAACACAAGCGGTATACGAATCTATAGTTTGTTTCCTTAAAGTCCCCAAACATACTTCAACTTCAGCCTGAAATATTGCCGTGTTAACTGGAGATACATCTGTTCTTAGTTTTGCCAAAGCAGTAGTCATACAAGTTATAGCAGCGTCAATATCTGGAAGCGGCCCAATCCTACTTATAACAGATGCAAGTTGTGGGACCGCCGTTTGCGCTACAATGTTTACTATGGCGCGCTCAGAAGCAATGGCAGGAATACACCCAGCAGTAATTAATCCATACGTTATCGCCAACGCTGCATGATTTGGTTTTAATGTATACTTTATATTGTGTATAAAATATCCATCTTCAGACGCGGGAGCCCCTTGAATAGCCGGCTTATGTATAAAGGTATTTAATGTTGCCTGTACCCCGCTAATTAAATATGGAGTTGTTCCGTCGGCCTCATATACCAAACCACCTTGAACTAGTATTGTGCCGTTCTGTTTGTTATAATCAATGCTCCCGTTAAATGTGGTTGCTCCGATATATGGTTTTTGCACTGCTATTGCGTCTTTTATTACAAATTCACGAAGTCCGCCAACATCAGAGCTATTAAATACATGAGGGTTTATACTCATGGTCATGTCAAGTAAGTAAGGCGCGCGTTTTACACTTGAGTCAGCAGCGAATGTATTTCCGTCTGGCCAATAAATACTTCCATCTGCGCTAGGGGTGATTATATCTTTTATATTGAACTGCTGAGTTTTAAGATCCACAAATTGCCAACTTTCATTTCTTAGTGGCGGAACAACAAGATCGGCAAGGAGTCCTATCAATACGTTGTTTGCTTGAGAGTAATAAATTAATTCTCCAACGGTACCAGTTAGTCCGTCTGGATTTTGACTTATGAAATCTGGGCAAGAATTTTGATCACAACACCCAGGGTCGTCTCCAGTCTCAGTATCTCCAGAGCCACACACACTTCTTCCGGCTATGGCAGCTAATGCCTGTATAATTGCCATAATAGCTTTAAAGGCAACCAATATTGCAAACAGTTGTTCAATTATACAAAGTAACATTGCAATTTTTCTAGCCGCTGCAATTATGTCAGATTCAGTTCCTTTGAATGATATAACTTTAGCGAGTAGAAGTAAATTCTCAATGATGTCACGAATGATTGCTATTATCTGAGATATGAGATAATCAATTAAAGCAAGCAGAAGAAGCAATAAAGCTATAATCATGGCGATAAGAGCCAGCCATGGAAACAAATTAAGAAAGTCTGGCAAGCAACGTTTAAACAATCTATTAAGAGCGCGGAAAATTGCAAACGGATTCATCAAAGCGCACAAAACATCCATGATACACATAATCATGTTAAGTAGCGCTTGAAAGAAATTATACAACGATAAATACGGGGAAAGCTGATTAAGTAAACTTGCAATCAAATCTAATATTTTTTTAGAAGCTGTATTTACAAATGGCAGCATTATACCGCCAGGAATGTTTGCAAGGATTTTGCTCAGAAGGTTTAGCAGATCTTCTGGAATTCCATCGGGAAGTTTAATGTCAGGATAAGGTATTGCTGGGGGCATGAACGGAAAGCCAAACCCAGGAATAGGCGGAACTGGTATACTTGGACCAGGATTCAGATTATTGTCAGAGGGTGAGCAAACCATTTAAACCTTAAGTAATAACGTGCTTTGGATTTCGCATAACCAAACGGCCATTTCCAGACCCATTCTCATAGAAATATATTGACTTAGCATCAAAAATAATGTCGTTATAAATAGATTTAAAGCGCATTAATCCGTGACTTACTATATCGACGCCGCCAGCACTTGATATTCTAACTCCAGTATTATCTATTCTTACAATTGTCATGTTTCCTTGCGCCCCAGGTCCAGCTCCGGCAACTACTCTTATATCAACTGTCCCAGCCCTTACGGCATTGTTAGATGAGCCAAATCTACTATCATTAGCAACAGTTTCTCCACCTACTTGTACTAATATATCACCATCAAATCTTCCTGATAAACTCCTATTGCTTAAATCTCTTCCTACGTTCATTACCATACCGCCTGCCATATCTAGCCATATTGATTGCCGATCTACTGTGCTAGATCCAATACTGATACTTAAAAATCCGTCCAAATTAATTGTTCCTGAGCGGCCACCAGCATTAGGCTTATCTGTGCCGGAATCAGGGCCTGAAACAATTATATTTGGGCTGACAATATTCCCCGGCAAAGGAGTAATGTCTTGATTATTTAAAGTGCTGTCTGTATACCAGGCAACTGGATTAACTCTATTATGCAATTGAAGTGTTTGCTGTAAATCGTGATAAGCGGTGCCAAGTTTTATAGGAGTTCCAGTGACCCTATCATTTGTTGATGCGTAACTTTTTAGCGTATCTGACTTGCTGGTAATTTCTATTACGCCAACGCCAAATGATTCATTATAGATATCTATGTTGTTTGGGTTTCTTAAAAATTCATTAGGATCAGTTTCTCCATTTGTAGCAACTGATCGTAACGTTGAAAAGTTTTCATACCTCGTTAATAATGGAACGTTACCAATCTCGCTAGAAGATGGTACATTTATTTTAAACTGACCTTCTTTATCTATATCTATTGAAAATCTACTTCTATCTCTTGCATAATCTGTTGGAGTTGCGATGCTGGCATTATCTGGAATTTTTGCCTTACGCGCATTTAACTCAAAATGATACGCGATTGTTTTTCTAGCTTGTTCTCTAAGAGATATAAACGTTGCAGATTTGTTATTTTCTGAAGATTGGAATGATAATGAATCTTTGCCGCTGGGAAGAATATTACGATTCAAATCAATAAGATTACCATTTGCATCAACAACGGTACCTTTAATCGATTCCATTAATTGATTTGGGGCAACTAGACTTAAACTTAATGTGTCGCTTCTTCCATCCCGTCTATTAAAAAACAAAGTAGTTGGAACTTTAATTTCAGGGTTATCATATAATGTTACTTCTGTCTTGTCATCCGTAAAACCGAAGCTATTATCAAATTCATAAACTAACTCGCGATTTTCCGTAAATGAAGGATTGCCCCTAAAAGAAGATGATATAGATGTTGTGGCTGTAGGATCTAATCCAATAGGCCGCAAAGCATACGTGTGTGAAGTAAGTGCCGAACCAGTGATATTGCGGTTTTGATCTGATTCTATATCTCTTTTTACAACGCCTGTGATTTTTCTATTAGCCTCAGAAAAAGATAAATGTTCACTTAATGTATTGCTGTATATTTTCTGAATCGGATCTATCTGTATATACTGAACTGCATTTCCTATAGTTACCCCGGTATTTGGATCTGCAATTATTTTGATATTGTTATCTACTTGCGTTAGCCATCTGCCTGGAAGCAAAGAGGCCATAATATTTCTTCTGTTGCTACTTAAACTACTATCAAATGTATTATCTGATTTCATATAAGATATTACACTCCACTGACCACCTTGAGTCATGGCGCACCAAACGGAAGCTCCTGTTACTGGGAACCCTCCGCTAAACTGACCATTAGGACCGGCCCAAGACGTAGGAATGGACATATCATATTCAGCAGGGAACGTATGCCCGGACTTCAACATATTAAGGCCTACACGCACGGTACCGTTTTTATTGTACCTACGTATTGTGCCTTGATGGATTGTTCCAGGAAGACTTGGCCCTAAGCTATTTATATCCATATATTATTTAACCTAAAAAGTAGAAGGACCTAATGTTGCATTAACTTCTGCCGCACTTAATTCGCTTTTGTTTAATGCGTCAGTTTGTGCTATACTTAATGCCTTGTTATCAGTTTGTGCGGCCTCACTATTTGTTGGCTGAGCACCAGTACTTATAGAAGGCTTAATATCTTCAAAAACTAACCAAGCATCTATGATATTGTTATATAACACCTGATCTTGTTGCTGTGCGGTATTTGCTATTTTTTGGGTGGGCGATGAAAAAACATTGATGTCTGAATTTTGTTCCATAAGAGTTCTAACCATATGCCAGGCAGCAGCAGATGGGCTCGGCGCATTTGGAGCTTTTACATCGATAATTTTAATCTCAACATTAACGGTATTTATATCAACCCCTTCATTTTCCTTATGCATGGCAATTACAGTTTGATTTGCCGTTAACTTTTGAGGATTTTGAAGCCAGTTTTTTACCTCTTCTGCGGCGGCTTTTAAATTCGAATTTAAATCAGCATATATTCTTAATTGTATAATTGGTTTTTTATCTACAAAATTAATAGGATCAACTATTCCTGTGGTGGCAACTAGCATTTGGCTCATAGCTTTAATGTTCTGTTGCCCCATATTTCCAGATAGTAATTGCTCAAGTATTGTCCCAGTGCGGCCGTTACTAAATGTTACAACTGATATATGATTGTCCCCTCCGGCATCTTCACGATTACTTCTAAAATAATTCGTATACTCTTTTGTTTTATACATAAATTTACCAATTATATCTAGTTGCGTTGGAATATATTCTCCCGGAGTATGTCCATAACGCAATGTTAATGATGTTGTAAAGTTACCACTATACGCAAAGCTATGGCTTACATCGGTTACATAAAATAATAGATCGTAGCTTTCTAAATATATAACATCTCCAGGCTGATAATACTCATTGCCAATAACATCAACACTTCCTTGTAATATATCTTTTCGTGCCAAATTTAAAAGGTATACTGCGTACGGAGCACATTGAGTGTCGGGATCTGAAAAATACGGAGCACTAACTGACCTTGGAGCTTTAAATCCATATTGACGCCACATATCATAATCAACGGCATAAGCACTTGTAACAACATTGCCTCCATCAGCAGACAGCGCAAGCGCTTGTGCGGCACTTACAAACCCGTCTCCAAAAAGCCCGTTAACACCAACTATTGTATGCGCTGGCGGCTCTTCTTGTATTTTAAGATTTAGTATTTGCCGCTCCCTAATCACAAACCGATCACCAGAACCAGGCCCAAAATCATCATTGTCTTCGTGTTCAATCATGTGCTTCAAAATGCCAGGAATAGATCCCTTTTTATTTAGAGACGGAAATAGCGCTGAAGTTGCTCCTTTCTTTTGGTCGTTTAACTGGATTCCTTCTGTTAAGTTTTTAATTAAGTTAGTTGCTGATAGTAATAGTTTTTGGCGCTCTGAAACAAATGCAGATATCTCATTTATTATTTTGGTAATGCCGGTGCTATTTACTCTATTATTAGATAGCCTGGTGTCAGATTGTAATTCTCTAGTGGTTATTTGAGAGCCGCCTTTGTTACGAGTTAATCTCTCAGATATTTTGTCTATAAGGAAAGTATCATTAACGGCGCTTATTTGAGTGCTTAGAGCTTGTGTGGCTGCTCCTATTGCTCCAATTCTAGCTACAGGATCAAATAGTATAGTGGCTTTTACCGCGTTATTAATTCCAAGAACGTCATTTGTTAGGCCTCCACTATTTACATAATTTGCACTTTCAGGATCGCTTTGCGTAATGAATTTTTGAAATGATTGATCTCCAATTTTACCGGTATCAAAACTAGAAACAAAGCTAAACGTAGCTCCTGCACTATTGCCAGAGGAGCCTCGCAAAAAAGCTCCGATACTTTTATTAGGATCGATATCGCCGGCAGAAACAACTCCTAATGCAAGAGCGCGAATTCGTATTTCATCTTCCACTATTTCAATACGAGAAACAATAGATTGAAATTGATTAAATAATAAACTTTCTAAAAATTGAGGAAATACCTGGAAACCACTGCGCTCTTTAGCTCTGAACATTCTATAGAAAACACTACTTGGCATCCTATTATATTGCGGAGGTCTAGCTTGTATATGTCCCTGAGTATCTGCAAATATCTCTAACCCAAGTAATTCAGCAGTGCTTATTATTTGTTTATCAATGGTTGTATATTCACTTTTAAGAAGCTCTTGTTTTCCGCCTAGCTTTCTTTCAAAAGCCATAATGTCAAAGTTTTTATCGTATTGATCGTCAACTATAAATAAGTTTGCGTCCTCATTGGATTTAACTTTCCACAATCTCCTTTGAGTTATAACATTTAGTTTCAGCTTAAACTCTTCAGAATCTTCAAGGCGCTGTTCTTCTGTTTGTGAACTTGAGCTAGAAACACTTGGGCTTAAAGAAATGTCATCGCCTATAATAATAATCCTTCCACTGTTTGATGGCGCTAATTTATTAATGGTTTTTTCAAACTCTCTTTTGGCCGCATCGATTTGTTGGTCTAGTAAATGTATTTGCGTTCTTAGCCCTTCTATTTCAGTACTTGTACCATTTGGGTTAACTGCCTTTGTTTGGCCTGAGGCATCTCTAGCTACAGTTTGCGGAGCGGCAGAATCATGTAAAAGTAAGCGATCTTGTAGTCCGGCACGTTGATTTATAAGATCTGCCAAATCAGAATTTTGCTTTGAGAAGTCAGCTTGACCAGAACGAATAAATGTTTCGGCTTGCTCGCTAATGGTTAATTTTTTAAATGGTACGAAATTTCCCCAAATCGCATTTCTTTTTGTAAGCTGCTGTGTAATATGCGCTATATATGTCTTGGCAACATTTGAATTTTTTTGCTCATCTGTCGTTGCCAATGCATTACCGTTTGCCATGGCTGCTTGCAAAAATGTATTGTAATTATATGGCTGCCCAGTAACAAGCAGCGATAACGTATTCATAACATCTTGTCCGGCAAACGGATTGGCAGTTAATAGAGTTACAGAAGTATCGTCAACAGAACTGTTAGGATAAGCGCGTTCTGTTTTTGTTACGGTTCCGATTCCTTCTTTCCACCTATATACAAACCCAGGCGGATCATGTAGCACACGCTCGAAATTGCCAGACGAATCTACTTCACCGTTTGGAGCCACATATAAATCTTGATTTGCTTTCTGTCCCCTAAATTGACCGTTAACAAATTTGGTAGCGTCAGATTGTAAAATGGCAACGTTTTCACTTAAAAGTTCTGGAATATTGCCTTGTTGAACGTCTGTTAAAACTTCCCCGGAGGATCCGTCAAAACTTACTTTAAAAGGAGTCAATGGATCGTATAACCTCTGATTAAATACATCCAGCGCGGGAACTGTATTTATTTGGCTTTTCGTAAAGTATCCCGCGTTATCTTCACATGAAACCGCTAACGTATACTTTGCCTCACCAGAAGAATAGTTGTGAACTGCATTTTTAACTAAGCCAACAAATGTAGATGTACCAGCCGCCTGTTTTGTGAAGTCGTTTTTGTAAAGACGCCATAGCCAAGGAGGAAAGTCAGCCCCGGCAATTAGCGTTCTTTCCATGTCATCTACAGACGGAATCGATAACCCATCAGCACCTCTTGCCCCAGATGTTGCTAATGTATTTATATTTTTTACAAGACTGTTTAGTTTGTTAGCGAATGAAAGACCTCTGCTTTGTAATTCAAACCCCTGTGTTGCATTTGTGTCATGCATGGTTCTTGAGGTCATAAATATGTTTACAGTATCCATTGGTTGGATTAGCGGTCTACCATTAAAATGCTGCAACATTTTTCGTCTAGCATAATTAGTATCTTTATTAAATTGAACAACATTTGATCTTGTCTCATTTTGGAAGGCAAGCAATTGATATGTGTTTCTTATTAACTCTTTAAATACACTAACATCTTTTGTACTAAGCCCATTCTTTCCTCTCAACGCCACTGGATCTATATCAACGTCAGAACCAAATCCGGCCAAACCAGAGTTGAATGTAAAGTTAATTTCTGGAGTTGGGCGATCTCCAAGTCCCTCATCTCCTACAAGCCCTCCATCAAGTATTGCTTTTATTTTTTTCGAAACAATTGTAACAGGAGATAACACGATAGTAATTGTTGAAGCCCCTCTAGCAGCTCTTTGTTGGTTTAATTGCTGCTTTTGTTGCTCAATTAGCTTTTTAGTTTCAATCTCTGTAAACCTGCCAAAAGCACTATTTTTAAAGTAATTGGTAGCGTCCCTTATAGCAACATCAATATCGTCACCAGTTATAACAAACATCTTGTAAGGGTCTTCTATAGTAAAGTTGGCACTGCCTGAATTAAATGTAACGCCACACTTGCTGTTTACCTGTGTGACTGTAGTTAGTTCAATGACTCCTGTGCCTTCTCCTAAAGCACTCATAAAAGCAGTTTCGTTATCAATTAGCCATGTTGTAGTTGAGTTAGGCTCAGAGAACGCATGCACTCGTCTCAATGTCTCAAATATTGAACGGGTTTTGGTATCCATAATATTATGTAAAATACCAGCGTTTTCCAACTCAGCAACACCATTCATTAGAGTCGGAAACATATACGAATTCATATGTCCGCTTTCTATTGCCAATGATTCAATTTTAGTTAAACGCTCATAAGCAGAAATAACTCTACATTTGTTTTGAAATAGTTTTTTTGAAGCGCGTATAAATAATTTCTCATTCTCTTCAAGCTTTTCAAGATTATAGTTTTCAGACAAAGAAGAAAACATACGCTTCTTTATAAGGATACAAATATCAGGCTGCTGCCATACAATGTCTCTTAAATTCGGCCTAACATTTCTGATAAAACCATCTTCTACATAAGACCGTTGCGCAGACTGATCAAACTTTTTTGCAAAATCTCCAAGCAAACCAAACGGCTTTACTCTTCCTTTATCATCAATAGTATCAAGGCTGGTGACGCTATTTTCACCAAACCCATATTGCTCATTGATTGCGCTGCCCAAACTAGATAAAAACGACATATAACTTCCTAAAATATGCTTGTTATAAAATCTCCAGCATCTTCAAGCGCATCCTTAAGAGAAAGCCCTTGATTTGATTTAGAAATTCTGTTCGGAGTAGCTTGCTCATTATACAGGCTCTTATAGCTGTATGGCGGCCCGTGCTCAGGATCGCTCATGCTTGGCCCGTGCGTTGGGCTTCGGTGCCATCCCAAGAAGTTGTTTCTAGTTCCTCTGCGCTGTACAACTACAAATGCCATGTTGTAATCAAAAAGCCCTAAGTTGCTGGCTTTCTCTTCAACTGAAAAGTCTGTAAAATATCCACGGAATACCCACCCGGAATAATACATTTCTACCCCAAATGCTAATGATGCTAGGGTTGGTTGGGCTCTTGTAGACACAGTGCTCCCTGTCTCAATTGCGTTTGAGGCTAGGTCAAGAAAGCTTTTGCCAGCACCAGTTAACGTTGCCCCAAGACTATTACTTGGAAAATCTCCTAAGAACGAAAACTGATCATTGTTCTCAGCATCCCTATCAGACGCTAACGCAAGGGCATACGGATCAAATGCTCTCTGCTCACTTCTGTAAATATTTTCTAATACATTTATACCTTCAATTCCAGAGCTTCCTGTTGTGCCCTGTATTTTCATTTGAGATAACTCTTCTCCCCAATATTGCATAACATAACCGCCCTTAGTTCTGTTGCTTGTTATGTGTTTTTTCTCGCTATACGAAATGCTTTGCGGATTAACATACATTTCAATAACGCCGGACTCAGGAATAAACCAATGAATAATATTACGCGATAAAACTGCCGATCTGTCAGCTGGAATGTTCGGAGTTATATTGTTAGCAGTACCTCCGCCATTGCCGGCAGAAGATGTCGTAAAACCAGGAACGTCTCTATTACCACCTACAATTGCTTGGCTAGTTAGCGAAAAAACATCCTGTGGTTCTTTAGGATAAGACATTATTTAGAACTCCCCGTTGTAATGTTAAAAACTCCATCTAGATATTTTTTAGATTCTTCGTGGATTTTGACTTTAAATAAATCTGATTCTACAATTTGTATTTTTATATTAACTAAATTATCTTGCCCTCGAACGCCAGCGCCTCCTCCAATTGCTCGTGCAGCGGCTCCATGTGCCCCAGCAGGTAATCTTTCCTCGTGTGGTGGCAGAAGATCGGCGCGCGTTTCAGGGGCTACTGGTGCGGACGGAGAAATTCCAAGAATACCAGAGCGACTTTCAGGGGCTACTGGTGCGGACGGAGAAATTCCAAGAATACCAGAGCGACGTAACGCTTCTTCATGTCTAGCTGGGTTTTCTTCTTCCGCCTTTACAGATAATAAATCAATTCCTGTTTTTGCCTTTTCCGCTTTCTTCTTTTCTTCTGCCTCTTTTGCCTCATCTGCCGCAAATACTGGTCTAATATATTCTTTCGCACCCGCTTTCTCCGCGATTGCTGCCGCCATACCGGACAATGCGTCTGTATCCATTAGATTCTTAACATTCATACTGCTCTTGAATGCATCTACGGCAGGGTTTAAATAACTAGCCATTTCGCCAGTAGGAATTTTACTCATACCTTTTTCAGCGGTGCCTTTCATAGTTTGCAAAAGTGCATAGCTAGACGCCGCTGTTAATTGCTGAGCTATAGTCCCAGCATTAGCAATACTTATTAAATCACTTGTTTGTTTTTGTTGAAATCTATCTCCTCTGTCTATGGCTTCCGATAAAACTTTTTGATCGTCTTTTTTCTCTTCAATTTTTTTGCCAGTCGCAAGAAATTCAATAAGTTTATTAGCAGAGCCTTGATCTTTTGCTAACCCCATATTTATTAACATGGTTTGTTCTTTTAGTACTTGTGGGGCTAATGCTGCATTTTTTTCTACATCTGCGGTTGTTGATATTCTACCAAATTGGCGGGTCATAGCTTTTCTTGCCATTTCCGCCACTTCATCCATTTTGCCCTGTTGCTGCAAAAACTGAACGTGCATAGCTCCGGCAATACCGCCTTTACCTCCTGATTGCGCAGAAATAAATGCCTGTTGAGCCGTGTCCATACTTTTTATTCCAGAAGAAAACCCCTCAACTACCTCTGTAATTGCTTCCTTTGATGTCGTGTCTTTCAAAGCTCCCTGGAAAGCACTCACAATCGTCAACGCACTACTGGTATTATCTCCAAATAATTTAAATGAGTCGGCTATTTTCATAGTAGAACTATTTATTATTTCCATTGGCACTTCCAAATCTTGACTTGCCTTGGCCATTTTTGCAATAATACTTAGACTCGCTCCGCCTTCTATATTAAACTTAGTATAAAGCTCATTTTGTCTTTTGCTAACATCGGCAAGATTAAGACCGTATGCAGCCGCGACCTTCATTCCGTCAGAAAGATCGTTCACAGATGTCTTTGTTTTGCCCGCACTTTCTCCGAACTCATAAGTTGTATCTGTTAATGCGCCAGGTATTTTCATTAATTCAGCAGCATACTTGGCAACAGTTGGTATCAACATTCCACTGCGTGTAGCTGCGTCATTTATTTGCGCGTTGTATTGAGCAGCTACATCATCTAGTCCATCAAAATTTTCATGAACCGCGCCCATTATGTTGTTTAGATTGCCTGAAGCCGCCGCTGCTGCGATTATACCCGTCTCTAAAGACTGAAATTGATCCGCCGCACTAGCTACTCGCTCAAGACCGGGAGCTAAAAGTCCTATTAATGGAATTTTCTCTAAAAATGGTTTTAAACTTGTAAATCCTTCAGCAATAGATAATCCAGATTGTTTGCCGGCAACTCCAAGCTGCCCAAATAAGTCAGCATTAACTTTTATAACATTACTCATAGCAAGAAGTGCAAAACCTCCCTGCGCACCAAAATCATTTATTCCAGAACTAGCAACAGACAATTGATCGGTAATACTGTCTAAATTTATCTTCGACAAATTATTCCAAACTTGCTCAATTGTATTTCCGGCCAACTTTGTCATCTCATTCAGCGCCCCCATAACATCTTTATATTTACTGGCGCTGGCTGTTGCTGCATCAATTGTGGTTGGCGTTCCTGGCGATATCGCCGGTGCCTCCGGTGCTATTGGATCTCCTGCTGCCATCTAATTATTCCTTAACCACTTTTCTTCTTCTCCTACGTGGTGGCGTTGTTGCTTGTTGTATCTCTTCCTCTGATTTATACTCTCTTATCATTTTCATAGATTTTTCTACATCCTCTTCTGATGACTGGAAATCTGGATTGTCTTTCTTTACCATTTTCTGAGCCATCTCCAAATTAGAAAATGACCCAACTAAAATTGCTAAAGACTTATAATTCTCAAGTTCAGTCACGATTTTGTTTGACCAATGCTCGAACCACCAAAGTTTTACAAACGGATCCATCTCCTCAAAAAAATCATCGTCAGGATTCTTTCCAAATGTCTCACATAAATAATGAAGGAATCTATGCCCTGGGTCCTTCACCACTTTTGGTCATTTGCTCAGCAACCTCCTTCGCCTCCTCTTCTGTCTTAACAGAATATTTAGCTGTATTGTTTTTTGTTAATTTTTCATAATGCTCGTAAATGTGACCAATAAAACTGTCATCTTGCTCCTCTAAAAATGCCGCCCGCGCCGCTATCCTCTCATGCTCGTTCCCAACTATATTAAGCATTATATCAACATCAACGCCGTCAATAGCATATAGCGAATACGCCAAAACTCTTTCTCTTAATATTAACACGCCTTCTAATTGACTTGTTTTATTGTCAGATAATTCTGTTGCAAGATGAAGTACTTTTTTTACCTCTCTGCTCTTAAGAGTTCGTAAAGAATACGTAGTTTTGCCATTATCAGTTTCTACCGGGACATCAACTTTTGATCTCCCAATACCAACAAGTAATTCAATTCTACGCTTTGCAGAATCGCTTACTTGCCCATATTCCTGTACCTTTCGTTGACGAGCCGCCATTACCTCGGCAGCTGTCATTTGAGGCTGCTGAGGCTGACTTTCATCGTTTACAGTAAAGTTTCTCATCCCAGACCCAGAAGAATCAAATTCTCTAGATCCAATATCGCTTTCTATTCTTCCCATATATACTCCTTGTTATTATGCGACATTATACGCACAACAAGTATATATATCAGGCAGTTTCGATCAGTTATACCAAACCAATTTCAAGTAGTAACCCAGAGGCATCCAAAGAACCAATGCGACCGCCCCTATCAGTTTGACGCTCAAATTCATTCGGGGTTCCTGGCAATATTAAGTTACGGCCGCCAGCGACAGTTGTTACTGCGTTGCCAGATCCAATTGTAGAATAAATTCTCTCGGCTTCCCAAGACATATCTTCAACAATGATAAAGTCAGACGCGCTGTATGTATAATTAATTTTACTGATCCAAACGCTTTTAATAACAGTTGTAAGCATCGAGCCAGGATCAGAACCAGCAAACGTATCAATAATATGAATGTCAAACGGAACTCTTTGTGACGCTACGTGGATAAACCCTCTACTAAACGCCGCCGCAATTCTTAAATTATCAAAACGAGTACGCTTGCAATCTCCGGTAATATTAGTAGCTGATTTCGGAACGCTATCAATATGACCGTCAGTTCCAACTTCATCAATCATTGCAATCGGTCTGTTTTCATTAATTGACAGAGAGGTTATAGCTCCAACCGGATTGGCACCTACTTTAATTATGATGTTTGTGCTTACCGATGTGAAAGTTTTATTCTGCCCATCAGAAGAACTAGACTCTGTATTTAAAGTTACCATTTATCCATCCAATTTAAGTTGTTATACACTCATCAAAATACACCATTATGCCTACGTTCTAATCTATAAAAATGCAACGCTATTATGTCTAACTTTATGAATTCCATCTAATACGTTTGTTTTTGCACTTAATGGCCGCAAATTAGACAGCGCCCAACACTTTTTAAAATTAGGATGTTCCATTAAATCGTACGGCAAATCAGCCTGCGGAATAATGTGATCTAATTGCCATCTCCAAGTAGTAGGATCGTTATCATCCCATTTTTTAGCTACATACCTTCCTCTATTTTCCCATGTCATCCAAGGCTCAAACAAAGACTCTAAATACAGTTTTAATTCCCCTATTGTATATGGCAATGCTAATATTATCGACACGCCGCATTTAGATCCGTTATTATTTTTTAATCCTGTAAAGATTGCTGTTGACACATATATTCGTAATTTAAAGAATGGATCGTTTTTTATTCTTTTATTTCTGCGAACATTTGCTTTTTCCTGCAAAATATCCTTGTTTTTGGCACGATATTCTCTGTCATATGCAGCTACGCGATCTGCATGTTTGGCTGCACATTTTTTTGCTGACGCAATTCTTTTATCTCTATTTTTTATATATAATGCCCTTCCCATTGCGTTAGAGCAGTCTCTGCAACGACCACTTTTATAAGCTTGGGCCCCGCAATCTTCAGTTAAACATATTTTATAATGTCCCAACGTCAACTCTGCAATATATCCAGTTAATCGCCTGTACTGGTTGAACGGCCGCTGTAACGTCCCACTGCCTTGGCTCGAATGAATTTCTCGTTACAGTTATATCCTTAAAGTCTGTGATTAGACGCTGAGATATGAAAGACCCGAATGCATCAGTTGCCGTTGCAAAGAGCGTTGTCTGGAACGTTGGATTCTCTGCCGTACCAATAAATCCAGCAAATGTCTTTCGTAACGATTTCGCAATCCTGTCACGAATGAATATAACCGAAATTTCCTCTTCCTCAGCAAATCCACTCGTTGTAGTTGTCTTGCCCCAAAGAACCTTTCCTCCACCGATAACCGGCTGAAGTACTGAAATTCCCGCCGCCGCTATATTCGCAAGCGTCATCGGTGAATATATCTTGTTCCTTAGAATCGTAAATCCTGAAAGAACTTTATTCGTAAGCGGTGTGTTAATGGTGTTTGTGGCGGAGAAGAACGCTGCCGCTGCTGCCGCTATAAAGAATCCATCAACAAACTGACGATCAGATCCTACCTGAACTACTATTTGATCAGGATAGAAATACACAACCCTGTATGTATCTCCAAATGCATCTTGAACACCGTAATTAGTTAAGTCCTCTGTATTTCCAGCTAATACCTCGGAAACAGTATCTCCCTGAATTCCCTCAAGAATTCCAATATCCTCTGCCGCAGCAAGCTTAGATCCAATAACATTTTCTGGAGTTAGCCCCTGAATCGCTCCTACAAACAACATTCTTTCGTGTTTATTCTGTAAATTGCTTTGAGTTACAACATGCGCTTTACCACTTTGAAATATTGCACTAATTGTTTGTGACGGAAGAGGTACAACTATATCAATGTCAATTTTTTCTAACGCCTCATACGCATTAATCCAGCCAGCATCAAAGAACGTTGCATCTTTCTCATCTACAATCGTTGCTCTTAACGCAGACCCAGCAGTAAGCGCCAAATCATCAGTAAATAGAACCTTTGCACTCTGTGAAGAAGAATCTAATACTTGGAATCTAATATTAGACTCAGCCACAAACGATCCTCCAGATATCTTAATAATACCATTAGCAACAGACACAATAGTAAATGTTCCGTTGTTACCGGCGTTTGTTGCGTCATATATCTTAACAGTTCTAGTGGCGGATACATCGTCAGTGTTAAACTGTACAGTAGCAGAACTTAGATTTCCTGCCGCTGTAATTACTCCATCAATACCTGCTTTCTGCACTGAATTTTCAAGAACAACCGTATAAGCAAATACATACGCTCCGAAAATAAACGTATTAGGACTGGCAGTAATTGAAGAGTTGTAATAATCAGTTTTATTAGGAATTACCTGAGACTCAACTCCGGTAATTGCATTTGTAATAAAGAAGTGTATGTTGGAATTCGCATCCGGAACAACTCCTAATGGTAGCGGGAATGTTAGGTCATCAGCCGTAACTCCACCACTAGCCGAAGTTACTAGTGAATACGAAATTCTACGAGGTAATGCCGGGGCCGTTTCACAAGCAAATACCCCAGGAGTAGCGTTTGCAAAAGAAATCTGCGCGCCCAAACTTAATCTGTTTGTTAAGCTTGCAAATCCATGTTTAGCAGCAAGTGAGTTTATATCGCTGAAAAACTCAGGATCATTAATGTCTGCTTCTGATATATAATTTACTGTAAGCGAATCGGCAGCTACTAATGCACCGCCTTTAACCTGAATAACAAACGTGTCTCCCTCTAGGAACTTCGTTGAGCCTTCCGCAATATCAAAAGAAAGAATGGTATTGCTGGTAATGATTCCGTTTGATTGCCATACTATTTGATTTCCATACCCATCAAGTATGATTCCTGACTTTGTTCCTCTTGCAATAAAGCGAGCATAACCGTCGATAGCCGCTCCATAACCATCTCTCCTAACGCTAGTACAACGAACAGTCCAAGTCTCAGTTGGAGCGTCAGTATCAACCAAAGAAAGATTTTGAATTACTCCGTTTCCAACATTTGTAGCGCTTGCCGAATAAAATGAACCACCCTGATCTACTAATTGAGCCGCTTGAAGTTCAATGTGACCGGTAGAGATTTCTAGTTTGGCGTCGTAATTATGGTCAAAAGGATTGCTATCAATTGCGCCTTGAAGAATACTTAGCTCAATTCCGTTTTTGAATAATCTTGAACGATTTGAGATGAGCGAGGCAAGTGATGTAGTAAAGTGCCTTCCGTCCGAACCTTTTGAAGTTGAGTAGGTTGGGTCAAGGCCGTCATTACCGCCGCCTACAGCATTGGCTACTAGTGTTTCTTGTCTAGCGCCCTCACCCATTAAGCAAGCGAGTCTAATGCCGCTAGGAGCTGAGACACCACGACTTAGAGTTTCTACGTTAACTATTACACCCGGTAAATCATTAGTACTGCCTGGAAATGTGGCTGCCATATATGGTCCTTTTTAAAACGAAATCTAAATGAATACAAAATTATTGCCTGTACTATCTAGATACTGTTTTATTATTAGGAATATCTATTTTTTATGCCTTACCCTTGTTACACCATCAATTATATTTTGTTTAGCTGAATACGGTCTTAAATTCTCTAGTGCCCAGCATTTTTTAAAGTTTTCATCGTCCATGCTAGTATATGGAAGGTCTGATTGAGGGATAATATGATCTAAATTCCATACCCAAGTAGAAGGAGCGTCATCTTTCCACGTTTTTTTATTGTACTTGCCCCTATTATCCCAAGTCATCCACCATTCAAATTTAACATTAATATGAGAGTTTAGTTCGTCAATAGTATATTTTAATTTTTCAATACTAGAATCTCCATATTTTGACGATCCCGAATTTTTTAGCGCATCATAAATAGCCCTTGAAATCAAATTACGAGTAGTCCAATATTTTCTATACTCAGGATCACCTTCAAATCTAGCCCTATCTTTTTTATATCTTCTTCGGCATTTTTCTCTTAATTTTTCAGGACTAATATTATCGTCTCTTTCTTTGGCACAAACTCTACATTCTGAATCGAAATAAATATTAGTAACTATACCGTCAATAATTTTAGCCTTTTTTATTCTAAAGTTATCTTTGTTAAATATTTTGTTTTTCTTACACTTTCCAGCACATGTTTTATATTTAATTGGCAATAAGGAGGCAAAAATATCAATTTTATCTTTACTCTCACTATATGTTATGATGTTTTTGCTTGCTTTTTCTTTTTCACATTTAATACAGATATTAGCTACATTCTTTCGAAACCTTTCTTTATTTATTTCACCACAATAACACTTTCTTTCTCGTAAATTTGCTTCAACAACTAATATTTCTTTTGAGCTTAAAATTATAATATTAGATAGCTGCCAACGTTCATAAAAATCTTCGTGTCTAATTTTGTGATAAATGCGCCAAGTCCAGGTAGAAGAATCAGCATCATCCCAATTCTTTCTAAATGAACCGTAATTATCCCAGTTAACCCAATGTAAAAACTGAGCCTCTACATAAGCTTGTAAATCTTCCATTGTGTAAGGAAGATCGTTTATAATTGCAGCATTTTTTGATCCGTGAATTTTTATAGTATCTTGCAGTAATATTTTTTTTAATTTTACAGGAATAGATTGTTCATATTTTCTATTGTTTTCTTTTAGGCGTTCTTTATTATCTTTTTTCCATTGTTTTTTATATTCTTTTTCGCAAATAGCACATATTTTTCTAAAATATATTGTTTTATCAGCCCCTAAAGTTTCTCTAAAATTATCAGCATTTAGCTCCTTATAAATTCCGCATTGATTACATGCTCTTTCCATTTATCACCAATTACCCAATGTTAAAATCTTACTCTTATTTTACAGCCCAAAAGCATCAATTAAACTCAAATTACTGTGCCATTCCAAATTAGGGTCAGGTATGAATTCGCCTGTTTTAGTATTGGTATGGCCAAATTCTACGCAGAAACTGATGATATCAATTATATTATCAATCGGTATTTCTCGACGCCACTCACTGCGTACCTCAAGGGTTATTGTTTGTGTAAATAATTTATTGTTTCTATCTTCTTTTTCAGATGGCGCCCCAACAGATATTTTTTTAATTAAAACGCCTGCTCTACGAAGATCGTCATGGCGCCAATCCACACAAATTGCCGAGATAATTTCTGTTATATCA